CTGCAGATGTCGCGCCGATTGCAACGCGTCCCAAGCCGTCGGAAGCGATGTTGGCACACGCCCCATCGCGCTTGATCAAAGCATCCGTAGTGGCACAGGCGCTTGGGACTGCCCCGATGGTGGTCGTCGACACCGATGCTGTCCCGTCACCCGCGCACGTTATCCCTGAGCCGCACTTCACGCCACCGAGAGTGCTGCCCGTGGCGACGGGGAGAGTGTAGGGCGTCGCAGGCGGCAGCCACCCCGGATCGATCTTCCCATCGCTGTCGGCGGCCACGGTCCCGTTGGCAGTTGGCGTAGCTGTCCCTTCCTTGGGATGGCTGTGGTCGGACATGGCAGGGACTCGCGACGTCCCCGGCGATGCCGTCCCAGCTACGAGTGGGTTATTCGCACTGAATGCCGCCCAAGGCGCGCTCAGGAACGTGGAATTTGCCCCGTCGTACCCGATGGTCAGATTGTTTGTACTGGCCGAGCTGGCGTAGACAAAGATGCCCAGGGCGTCCGTTGACACGGATGGCGCGTAGTCAGTTGCCACCGTCACAGTGATGTCATAGGTGGCAAGGCTTCCCGTCGCCACAGTCACGGTCGAACTCGTTGCGAGGACCGTGGACCCAGCGTACAACACAAAGTAAACGCTGCCTGGCGTACTGGCCATATTGGCGTAAAGATGCAGCCGGTACGTACCCGCCGGCCACACTTTCAGATTGGGATTATTGGATACGTTTGCGCTAGCCGACATCACCACAGCAGGGGTCGACGTCACGGAGATGGCAGTTGAAGACGTCGTGGCCCCTCCAGCGGGGTTGAGACCGTAGAAGTAGCTAGTCCCAACCCAGTGCGCGTAGAAATTCGTCCTCGGCGACTCAGTCCCCGGCGAAAGCAACGGAGGAAGCTCATTCAAGCACACTTTCCCCGTACTAGAGCAAATGTGGGCGGAGCTAACAAAGCTGTCCGTATTACCCACCCTTGCTATAGAAAGGGTCAACACAAGCCCAAAAAAGAATGCTAAAATGCGTTTCATTAGATAATCGGTCCTTTCATAAGCAGAAAACAAGGAGATTGTGGCAGTGCCGTCTTGTAGAACTTGACCCCAAAACGACCATTAGAACGTGGAGTCGGCAGCGTCCAATCAATGTCATTAGGCGTTCCATCAACCATAGTATCAAAGATAAAGCAGGCGTTCCCCGTTGCGGGCGTAGCGTGATTAAGAATTTTGCAAGCTTGAAGGAACACTAGATCCACATCAACCCCATCCTCAAGCCCTGTAGTACCCATCTCAGTCAAGGTTGTTGTTCCGGAAACGGTAACGACCATATTCTTTTGAGTAGGAGTAGGAATAACACCACTGACTGTAGTACAAGTTCCTACACCGTAGTGATTGTTGACAGTGTTTCTTCCAGATAAGTGATCGTGAACGCCGTCAGATGCTCCAGAGACGGGAATTACAAAAGGAACGGTTAGCTTTGTGCCTCTAGTGGCGCTGTTGTAGCGCATGGTCATAGTGACCGGCCCGGTGCTGTTGGTGCGCAGATAATATTGGACCAGAAATCTCCGATCTGGAGCGAAGCCATACGCGGTAGCTAACTCTTTGACGAAGTGGAGTGGAGCGTAGCCCCCCCCGGCGGGCGGAGGATCGGAGTCAGCTACTAGGATTTCAGCGCTACCGTTGTCGACGTCTTGGATTCGCACGCGGAGAAACGTCAGCGACCCAAGATCTGGCGAGCCAAATACGCGCACAGCTTCAACGTCGAATGTATAAGGCCCGGCCGCAAGCGATGCAACTCCAGGCGTTCCCGCAAGCGTAACGAAGGCGTGAGGAAACGGGGCCTCAGCAAATGCCCCACCGCCACTGCTGGCTGTGGTTACAGACTGCTCAAGAACTGTCGTCAGCGCACCTTCACTCGTGAGCTGCGGGCCAGTGAGTGCTTCGTATTTATCGTCAGTTGTGGGAGCTGCGCCTGCGGTCCACGACCAATCCATTGCCGTCGTTCCTAGAACCACGGACGAACTGTTAAGAGTGAAATATCCACCTCCGTACGTGTCGCCGTTGTCGCACTGAAACATCATCCCGTGGACGAAGGCTGCCGAGTACGAATAGTCCGGCACTCGGTGCATGCGGGCGTGCGTCTGAACGAAGATTTGATCGGGCGTGCCATAGTTCTCAATGTGGCCGCCAACGTCGTCAATGATCCATGGTCCTGTCAGCTTTTTGCTAGCGTCGTCGATAAACACATCGTAAGCAAAGACTGTCTGCCCAATCATCCGAGAGACACCCGTCGGGTTGTCCTCATTTACGGGAACGCCATCTAACTGGACCAAAGACAGCGGACCTGTGGTATTTCTCTGCATGATCCCAGGAGAAATTTCCGTCCAGCCAGCGAAGAGAGCAATAACGCCGTCAGGCTGCCAGGTGCCCCGAAAGCGGGAGAAGCGCGAAGGCTCCTGGAATGTCCAGGTAACCTGGAGCCCCGCTCTAATATCGACCGGCGAGTGCGTGAAGACAGCCATTTGGACAACGTCCGTTGAGACCGTTGTCACAGGCGTTGCAAGTGTACCGTGAATTTCGTAGATGTCATCGTAAGTCTCGATGATGGCCGCAGAAGTCATCGACAAAAACGGTGCATCGGTCGAACCGCCGCTGTGCTTGATCCACCATCGGACCTCGACGAATGACGTCGCCGCTATATTGTTTCGCAGAAGAAGCCACGCGGTGAATTGACCCGCAGGAATCGACGTCACACCCAGCGGCTGGCTCGTGAACGTTGGCCCCATCTGGATCCCGCCTGGCTCGGCACTTGAGTTTGCTACTTGCTGAGCAATAGTCAGGCGGTTGGAAGCTCCCTCGGCGACCATCTGCGCGGACGACAGGATCTCTTCCTTCGCGGGAATCTGGGTGTAGCTCGATAGAACCTCCCAGTACATGTCCGTGGTGTCCAGCGTGATCGGCTGCGACGTCAGCAGGTGGAACCATTTCCCTGCGTACAGAAGGCCGTTGCGGACGTAGAGATGCAGATTAGCGACGTACGCGGCTCCCGTCTGATAGTCGGTCGCGCGCTGAACCGTGACCTTCGTCTCAATAGTCGAGCCGCCGACTATGTGGTATCCACAGTCTACCACCTGGTAAATCTGCTGCTTTGGAATCTCGCCAGGTGCCGGATCGAAAGTGTACGCAATGAAGAACTCACCGTCGACCGGGGCGTGCCCATCGCACTGACTCGCGAATATACCGTAAGAATGGTACGCGTCGCCGCTGTCTTGCCACACACCCGGAGACAGTTCGTTCCAGCCTGGAAAGAAATACGAAAGACACCCGGAACCCCCTTGGTACACGAAGTCCGCCTGAACCAGCGCTACCGTCGGGTCGGGAATATAGCAGGGGTAAAGAAGTTCCGAACCCTTAAATGGACAGTATACGTCACCCTTGAACAGCGTACCTCCCACTTTGGCCGTGTAAAGAGTCGAAGACGCCAAGGACGGTGGTGGTGGTGCCGGATTAAGAGGGTGAATATGTCCCTCTTGTGTGAACTTGTAAGGATTAGATCCTGCAGAGCCAACAAGTGCATCCGCCAAAGGAATGGCCGTGCTGGCCGTAGGAACCGTAGCCGGTGGCGGTATTATTAGGTTGTCAAGAGTATCTAAAGCCTTCTGGACAGTCGAATCCGCAGCACTTAAATTGTGGTTAAAATTCGTGACATCCGTAGATACCGAAGTAGCCGGGTGCTGATTGGGAGCATCCCTAAAGGTAAGCTTCCTGTGGTCAATAGTTGTTCCAGAAGAAATCGAGAAAGGAACTTCGATCTTCGTAATGTAAGGAGTCCCATACCGTACACTCAAAGTTACGTTGAATGTGGACGTCGTCCGAATATATGGCTTAGCTATTAACCTTGCCGTAACCGGAATAGCTATAGGAGTCCCTACAATAGACTGAAAGACAACTTGTTTCTCTATAGCGTTTAGTGGCTGAGATTCCCCAGTACAAATAAGAGAGCCACCACCATGGTAGACCGTCCCACCCGCAACACCAGAGTAAAGGACGCCTGTGGCCGATACGGCCAATCCCGTCCAACTTCGAGATGTCTGCCCCTGGGCTACGAAACTTCCACTACCACCTGCCTGAAGATAAACATCACCGCCGTCAACGGCGGCATACATGTCGCCATTAGGAGCTGCAGCTAAAGCCGACCACTGTAAAGATGGCTGACTGAGGGCAACAAGCGTCCCAGCAACCATATAGTAGATATCTCCACCAGCTACCGCCCCGTATAGGACGCCTGTGGCGGAAACCGCCAATCCCGTCCAGGGTCGAGGCGTTTGGCCCAAAGCTACGAAATTGCCAACTCCAGCTGTTTGCTTATATACATCACCGCCGTTAACGGCGGCATACATATCTCCATTAGGTGCTGCAGCTAAAGCGGACCACTGGAACATCGACTGATTTAAGGCAGTCGTGCTTTCAGTCTTGTAGATATCCCCACCAGCTACCGCCCCGTATAGGACGCCTGTGGCCGATACGGCCAATCCCGTCCAGTTTCGGGGCGTTTGGCCTAAAGCTACGAAATTGCCTACTCCACCTGTTTGCTTGTATAGGTCTCCGCCGTTGACGGCGGCATACATGTCGCCATTAGGTGCTGCGGCCAGAGCACGCCATTGGAGCGTTGGTTGGCCGAGAGAGGATAGGGTTGTACCCGAATCAACCCACAGCTCACACCCCAGGAACGTAAGGCCGTCTAAGTTAACATCAACCCAAGCCCCTTCAAAGGTAAAGGTAACAGTTCCAGCAGGGAATAGGGTGACTCCAGGGATTCCTACGGTAGTCTCAAAAGACTGCAGGTAAGCTGTCGTATTGGTAGCACTTGCTGTCTCAATCTGAGTCGTTGGAGACAGGTTGTCAGTAGTGGTAAGCTGAGCTTGAGTAAGTAGCGGGTAATCTCGTGCAGCTGTATAGCTGGTTATAATAGAAAAAGTAAGATCGGTCGTATCGACCGCTATAGGGTCGGCTGTGCTTAGGGTGAAGTAGTCGCCATTGTGTTGGACCCCTACCGGGCCTTCAATTTGGACGACCATTCCATGACATAAAGTCTCAGGAGTGTTACAATCTAAAGCACGACGGATTACTGCTTGAGTCGAAACCCCCATAAGGGTTTCGGGATGCCCTGGAGTCGGCACCATGTGAAAGCCACAGTCAAGGACTTCGTAGATGCCGTAGTACTGACGCTCAGAATCGGAATAGGCAGGACTATAAGCAAACAGCCTGTCGCCATCTTGGGCTTTGAACTCGGTAACATCAGTCCCAGCAGTTTGAATGGGAAGCTGGCCAGCAGCCGAATGTTGCCACATCCCCCCGCCAATAGGCCCCCAACTCATCCCAAAACCAACGCCAGAACCGTTGGGCACCATCCCCTTGCAGGACTGGCGGACCTTGGGATCGATTACTAAAGCGGGGTACAAATAGGAACCTGTGACAGTGACAGGTTCAATAGGGTGCGTGTGGTATATGTCGGCATATGTATACCCGTTGCCAATAGAGGCTACGCCGTTGGGGAGAGGAAGAGCTGTGGGGGAGATGTTTAGGAGGTGGGAGTGGCCTTCTTGAGCGTACTTCGTTTCGTCAGTGCCTATAGATCCCAGAAGACTGTCAGGAGGGGGCACTAGGAAGCTTGGGGTCAGGCCGGAGCCGGGGCCGCCAGGACCTACGGGCCTACATACAATCTCGCCGTCCTCTACCTTAAGGTAAAGATTTTCAATTAGTTCCCTGATGGGCTTGCGATTGCCGGGACGGTCTGTAAGGGCTATTACCGAAGCCCTCGGTAGCGCGCCCCTTAGATCTAGACCTAGATTGCCGGTGTTGGGGGACATGCTCAGCTTAAAGATTGTCGGGAAGGGGCTCGGGGAGAGGATCGTCGGGGATAATGTCTAGCTGACGCTCGGCCGGACGAAGTGCTGGGCCAGAAGAGAGGGGGGTTGTGAACTCCTCAGGAGGCTTACATCCCTTTGAGACGTTGTCATTCCACCACAGAGGACGCAAATTGGTGTAGTGGCAAGCCATCAAAAGGTCCTCCCGAATAGTAAGATCAAAAGAAGATACAGGCTGAATGTGGTCAACGTGCCACCCCCAGCGGGACCAATTAGCCCAGGTCATACCCGGCTGCCAAAGACTTTCGATATAGGTTTGAAAAAATTCTAGTGAACACCCAAGATCTTCTACTCCAGAACCGGCCTTATCTTCTACTCCAGAACCGGCCTTATCATCATCTCCTCGAATCTGCCGTATCCTTCTTCTTACGGCCTGCCTAAGACAATTCTTGATTTTAGCCTGAACATTCGTTTTGTTTCTTTGATGCTTCCTTTTAGAAATAGCCTTTATTTCTTCAGGATGTGAAGTCCTCCACTCATTCTCCTTCTTTCTTGTGCACTCTAAGCAATACACCTGTCTTCCATCAAGAAATGTCTTGCACTTACCAAAATCGTTGACGTCTTTTTCTTTCTTGCAACTAAAACAGACCTTTGTTCCTTCGGTTTTAAGGACCATTTTGTTGGCAATATGTATTTTCATTGCCTTTTGAACACAGTCTCGGCACTGTCCCTCTTTTCCAAGCTTTGACGAAGGAGAACTTCTGAATGCAGTAAGAAGAGGCTTAGCAATGTGGCATTTGTTGCAAATTCTGGTTCCGTCTTCAAGATCGACTATTTTACTTGGCCTTTTAACAGTCGGTGTCTTCTTATTCCGACACTCATTACAATATCCTCTTCGGCCATCTTTCGATCTAGAGCCCTTACAGAAATCTCTAAGAAGCTTCTCGGTATTACATCTATCACAAACCTTTGTTTCAGAAGACGTCTCCTGCTTAACCAACACTTCCGAAATTAGTGTCTTTCGTTCGCCCTCACACTCAAAACAAATTCCACGATGGCCATCGCTACTTCCTTCTAAACGCTTGGGAAACGCACTTAGATTTTTTGTTTTCTTACACCGAAAGCAGACTTTGCACCGTTCCACAATTACTCCAATAAAAAAGCGAGACCCAATCAAGAGTCTCGCTTTTAAGATTGTGTTCAGCCCGTATTAGTCTTGGGGTAGCCGCATTGCGGTTGCGTCTTCGTCATTATCAGGAGCTGACTCGTCACTTACCAAAATACCTACATAGGTCATATCCACGGTCGACAAGGTTCTCATGGTGAACCCTGAGGAGTAACTCATCGGGCGGACATTGGTAATATTGGCAACGATGGTATCGCTTTGACGATCCATGACCGCTAGGCTTAGATAGCCAGCTTTCGCTAATTGATCAAGTCTTGGAAAGTGCCCTTCAACCATCGGGCCGTGGTTAACGACACGGAACCCGGACGCTGAAATGTGGACCAAGTCGGCCGCAACAGTATCAATACTTGCGGCCGAATAGCGGCCGAGTATGAACGCTCCCTGCTGGTCTAAACTGTAGTTATAGCTAATTGACGAATATATGCCAATAAAACGAATGCTTGAAGTCGTACTGTCCCAGAAACCAACTTTGGCTCGGGCACCATTCATAATTCCAGTTGCCATCGTATTCTCCTATTACCCTTGGGCCGATTGTTGGATCGCGGTTACCAAAAAGGAGACCGCGATAAATTTAATGCCCGTAGCCACCTTGATTTCAGCCGAACACACCATCGTATTCCCCTGGACTATCTTCACCACAAGATTCTTGTAACCCTTCGGTGTAGTATCATCGGGAGCCAAATACTTCGCAGCCTTCAAATCGTCTAGAATGTTTCCTAGAGTCCAAACACCCGTAGATGCAGAAACGTCAGCAAGAGAAGCGCCCTTGAAGGCGGAATTCATTCTCTTCTGAGCCGTCATCGCAACGACATCGGCCCCATAGATCCCTTGGAAGGAATTAAGAAGGAAGTTTGAATCTTGAGTATATGTCGTCTGGTCACTTACGAACGTGTACCCGCCGTCTTCCTCATGGATCACGGGGCACAGCCCCGCCAATAGAGCATCTTCACGATTGCTTAAGGACTGGTTGTTGTAACCAACGGGATCGATGACTCCGCTGATGCTAATAAATTTGCCAGTCATGTCTCGGTATCCACCAGCAGCCTGTCCTGCAGCGGCCTTCACCGCCATTCCCCAGGGGCTAAAGGACCTCAAATTGCCGTTGGCGTCAGTGTCCTTAACCCCCTGGAAAAAGACTACGCAGCGAGCGCTATTGACGTTGCTGGCAGTGTTCTTATCATTCAAGAACGTATCCCAAACTGAAAGGAACGCTTGGCGCGGTTTGCCCCGCTTCAGTGTAGAACACTGTAGAACGTGGGCACGAGCCGCGCTAATGGTTGAAGCAATCGAGTAGGAGCTGCTAGGGTCCGTTACACCGTTGCTGATGTCCAGGGCGGCATCGTTGCTAAACAGGGGCACGAGGAAGTTCCCTCGCACGTCCACAAGAGCGTCGAACGCACCTTGAATGGCGGCCTGGGTGGTAGCCCCCCTGGATCCGCCAGTGAAGAACTGGGCAGCCGAAACAGCAGGAAGCCCGTCAAGCTTGGTAGCCACACCAGGAGGAACGATGTTCGTTAGTGTAGAACCGTTGATGACCGCAGAAGCCACGAAGTAACCGTCAGCCTTGATGCGACCAGTGTTCACGCCCTTGTCAGTTGCGAAGGTGTAGGTACCGTCATCCAAGTTGATGGAAGGAACCCAGCCCTTAGACGCCACGGCCGGTGCGGCCGTAAAGCCACCCAAGGTGCCGAGGTATTGACAAAGGTCAGCAACAGTATTGTAGTTGCTCAGGTTGACAGTGATGGGCGATAAGGACGAACTTGATCCGCCAGTAAGGGTGATTGTCATTGTGGTGCCAAGAACAACCGCGCTGGCAGTCGTACCTGCGTAGCCCATCGACAGGATGACATCGCCACCGACCGTAATGGGCTGGTTGGTGTTGTCGACTTGGCGAATCAGGTTGATTGAGGCTTTGTATTCCGAGCTAGAGACAATCAGCTGAGGGCTGGCAGTCGTAGAGACGAAAGTGGCCTTAGAGGCCGGTGTAGCCCCAGAGTTCATCAGGCTGGCCGCAAGAGCAACGTAGCAGAGGCTGCTAACTGTTCCTGTGGAGGTTTCAGCAATTTCTAGAGACTTGCCAAGACCTGCGGAGGGGTTACCGGCTTCAAGAGAGATAACCGAGGGAGAGAAAGCGCTAATATCAGTAGAAGCACCGATGGTGACAGTTTCCGTAGTCGGCGCTGTGGTCGTGGTGGCTGCAGCGTCAATGAGCTTGTAGATGTCGATTCGGCTAGTAGTAGCCGCAGTAACAACATAGGTACCTTCGTTGGCTACAGCGAAAGCCGAGCCCGTAGGAAGAAGGACCGTGTCGCCAATCGTTGGGGCAAGCAGGAAGGTTCCTGTGATGTGGGCGGCCATTCCGGTGTCGTGAGTAAGTGTCACGCTACCAGTGGAGATAACCGTGCCTCTTGAGACACCGCCCGTAGCGGCTACGCCTGAAAGGGCGTCAATCGCGGAAACCATTGCGGCAGGAGTCATGCCGGTAGTAAACGAAGCTGTTACAGCCGAACCACCGTTGACTCGAAAGTTAACAGTAGTAGAAGCCGAAGGCGAAGCCAGCACCATTGGGCCGGTAGTAGGAAGAACTTCTGTGGTAGCAGCGGTAACCGACTGAGAGATCAGGTTGCCGTTCTTGCCAGAGAGCTTGGCCTGTAGAGTGCCGTAGGCGCCAGCGGAGAGAGAAGTGAGGGGGGAACTTGACTTGACGCCAGTGTTGGTCTTGACCATAATAGCTCGGCTGAATGCGCCGGGGATATTAGAGTCATTGAGGGCGGCCACCGCCATATTGTAGGCATCAACCAGGGCGCCGGACGAGTACTTGGCTACAATGTCAGCTTCCTGATCGGGGCCAAAGGCGTTCTGGTAGAGGGTATTGCCTTCATCGGCGTAGGAAGGACCTGCATCGGCTTCGCCTACGAGCATGAGGACGCCAGTAGTTGCCAAACCGGCATTGTTAGGGGCAACCTTGTACGAGGCGTATGCGCCGGGTACAATTAAAGTTCCATCTGGAGTAACATATTGAAGTGCCATTATTTTTTCCTCTTAGAGCTTGGTGCCGGTTGGAGTAACATTAGGGTTTTTCACTGAAGGCAAAGCCGCTGGCGCAGCGGGCATTTTGGATTCAGGAGCCTTAGGGGCTGTAGGAGCTTTTGGGATGCCAGCTTTGATAAGGCCTTCCGACTTAGCTACTGGAGCTGGTTGAGTGGCGGGAAGTCCTTGTGAGTGCCGTTTGATGTCGTGGTAGGAGTTACGCTTGGTCTGCTGGACCTTGTCATTGACAGCGGAGTTGAACTTCTGACGAATCGTAGCAACTGAAGTAGCCTTTGCTGGACCTTGAATGGTAGCTAGCTTCTTGTTGGCGACTGAACGGACTGAGGGGTTCTGTGGGTCAACGGGGTCGTATTCGCGCTTCGGTGGGGGAGCGGCCATATTGAGTCCCTTGCCGTAAGGCGATTGGGGAGCTGGTTTCTGAGCCGGAGCTGCGGCAACGGGAGCTGGAGCGGAGGCTTTTACTGAAGCAGCCTTTTGGTCCATGGCTTTGAAGTCCTTGCGGAGTTCTGTTTTGGCCATTCCACCAGAGCCGGGAGCATCAATTTTCTTACCTGCAACAGGCATCTTGGTCCCTGGACGAGCCTTGCCGTCATTCAGATCGACATCCGACATAGGAACGTCCTTCTTGGCGAAAGAGTCCGAAACAGGGTTCTTGCCACCAGTGTTGAAAGCGTCCTTCTTAGGGGCGGTAGCGCCAGTCATAGGAATAGAGGGCTTCTTGACTGAGGGGATCTTTGGCTTGTTTGAAAGACCGACAGCTTGCTTTACGGTGTTGACTGTGGGCAGCTTTTTCTCGGGGAGGGCGGCTTTATTCAAATCCGGGCCACCACCAACGGCACCAGCGCCACCTGCGGCAAAATCGTCAGACCTAACAAGGCCTTCCTGAGCCGCTTCAACTTCTGCAGCTTCGTTCTGCTCACGAATGGTCTGGCCTACTTCACCACAGTCTTTGCAGATGTGATGATCCTGGCCACCAAGCGAGCCAATTGGCTCTAGATTGGCCCCAGTGCAACTAAGACAAATCCCGCCTTGAGCCTTGTCCATTGGAGGAACAGGAGCTTCAGGCTGGCCTTGGGGAGCCAGGGCCATATCGTCTTTGTTGAGATCGGGAAGAGCTTCGTCTTTCTTCAGACGCTTCTCTAGTTTAGCCATGCCCTTGGCCTCACGGGCCTGCATAGAAATAATATTAGCTTCGGTTTTCTTGAGAAGCTGTAAGATGCCCTTACGGAGATCTTCCTTGGAAATTTTGTCCATGTGTCTAGCGTCCTTTATTAAAGATTTGGTGGTCAATGCTACAAAAACTGTATACGCCTACAGAGCGCCGTTCATGTCTGCAGATAACCACGCGGGGTCTTCGTTCCCCGGTTCACTGATAAAATTGGTTGAGCTACCATTCACAGGAGAAACGTTCTCCGTAGTAGCAACTGTCTGAATTCTCTTGGTCTGGGTTGCCGCCCAGGTCATTGTCACTGTCCCGATCAGGTTGATGTAGCGGGTAAAAAAGTTGCCTGCACCATCACCAAAGCTGGGGTCTCTCATGTAAGGCCCAGCGCTAATGGTAGACCTTTCAAATCCACGGGCTTCTAGCAGCGTTTTTCTGTACTTTAGCAAGATATAGAAGACAATAGAATGCAAGTAGGTTAAAGTAATTGGATCTCCAACAACGTGACATCCGATTTTCAGTGTCTCCTTAAATCTGTCGCCTTCAATACCGGACACTAGACTTGGTGTTCCGGTCATTACATAGCTATCATTCAGGTCAACCAACTGGTTCTTGGCAATGGTGAACTGAGTAAGAGAAGAAACATCCAGGATCGGGTATTTCTGACCCGTCTTGGTAACCAGGTGCATTCCTTCGGTAATAGGTCCTAGAATTGACTCCGAAGGAATTGTCACTAATCCAGTAACCGGAACATAATCCGGCTGCATCTTGGCCGTAACGGCCTCCCATTCAGCCGTACGGTCTTCTTGCATATCATAATGAGCATCCGCAAGGGTTTCCTCTGTTTGCTCACAGGACTGTATCGAGTATGAAATAGCGGGGATTTTGTCCGCAGCCACCCTAAGGTCCCACAGGACTGGGATTTGGGTGTTGTTAAACCAGTCAATGGCCCTTTGGCATTCTTTTTCGCCATATAGGCTTTGGGTGACAGGGTCTATAGTCAGGGCAGCGAATACAAGCTTTAGTTCCCACTGGTTAGCCCTGAGTTCCTTCAGGCCTTGCTCCAGGGTGGACTTAATGATAAGGTCGTCGGGAAAGATGCCCTCGACGATGGACCAACCAGTAGCTGAGGGTTTGACTAATAGGTCCGGATTCACAATCGACATGTGGCCACTAAAAGATTAGGTATTGAGCACTTTTTGTATCAGCTTAGGCAGAATGCTCGTTTCCAGCTCATTCATTGCCCAGTCATACCCGTCCTCAATGATATTGGTGGCCGGTAGACCTGGATGTTGGAAGTTCTCTGGATGGTTGGAAGATGCTGTCCTGTAGGTAATTACCGACCGCTGAATCTTTCCTCCAGGCCCTTCATGCTGATAAACAGCGGCTCCTTTTAGGTAGGGAATCTTGTTCCTGCTCTGTCGTTCATCACCGATCCCACCTTGGCCCATTCCAGGGCCTTCATGGGTCTTTAAAGGAGTCTTAATGTTGCTTAGCTCAGCTACCTTCCCCCACAAGGGCCTTCCTTGAGCGTCGCGCTGTGCTTTGGCCCAAGGGAGCTTGTTTTTCTTCATCTCTCCCTTGACAGCCTCAAGGAGATCCATGTTGTATGGGGTAGTATTTGTAGGACCCATGCCAGGCTTGTTAATGAACGGCACAACTACATAGGTAGACCCGTCAGCTGCTGTTTTCGCCTTGGGGGACTTTAGTAAGGCGTCCAGCAGGTAGTTGGGCTTAAGACCTTCATCAATCCAGACTGCAGAAGCTTCTAGAGTGAGAATTACTTCGCCGTCTTTCTCATCAATCGAGAATTTATCCGTAAACATGGTATATCGGGTGTGGAGCTTCTCGTGGGCTATTTGCTTAATCCTAACAAAGGTGGCTGCTCCAAGATCGTGCTGAGCCTGTTCTGCCAGGACTTTGACCTTGGCTTGAACGTCAGTGCCTAGGTTAGCTAGGTCGCTTAGATCGACTTCACACTTGAACATCCCCATTTTTACTTAGCCTTGGCTAAAACTTTCTCACACCTATCAATCAACTCTCGGTACCTACTAGCCTCAGCTTCAACTTCCGCAGACTGCAGGACTTCCATATCTTTTTCTATATCTAAAAGCCTGCTTTGCTCCTTTTCATTTAGGAACTCTAACCGGCGCTTTGTTAAAAGCCAACACCTCTCGTTTCTTAAGCTTGTAATGTCCATTATTTAGCCGATGGGTTCTTGGCCGAAACGGGATGTCCTTCACCGGCCATACCAGGATCCATTCCTTGGATTGCGCCGGCCTTGACTGACTTCCAACTTTCTAAACCGTCCCAGTGCCTCACTTTAACCTTACCAAAGACAGTGCTGCCAACGGGTAGGTCAATGTGGGCTCTCATCTTACCAAACTCTGGACGCTCGCCCTTCTGCAAGGAGTTCTTAAACATGTCCATGAAGAGAGAAGAGATGTTCCTCTTGCGCGCTAGCAGTTGCTTGCAGAACTCAATGTGTCCATCTGGAGGCATGGCTGACTGGGCAAACTCACCTACATTGTCTAGATACTCGTCTTCTGAGATTCCTTGGACGACTTGAAGCACCCCGTTTAGGGCGGCAACATCCACTTTCAGACTTCCGCCCTTTACGGACTCTAGAAGCGCCTGGTAGTATGGCCCAACAGTATCAAAGTCTTTGTAGGAGTCCTTCTTATCAATTCCAACCACATCGCCGGAAACCGTCCTTAAAAGGTCTCTTCCGGTCGTGGAGGCGTTACCAATGAGAAAGTCAACAACGAACTCTCCCAGAAGGTCGTTTAGTTCCGTAACGGTTAGCTCTTGAGGGCTTACGTTCTGTAAGTCATGGGCGCCTTGGACCACTGGCTGCATAATACCCACATGGCCCACTAGGTTATGTGCTCTGACGGGATAGTTGGAGTGGACGGGCAGGATAGCTTCGGCTAGTCTACTGGCCGATTCGGCCGCTAAAGCCTGCTGGGGGGATTCAAGCTCCCTATAGACATAGCTTGTCTTATCTACTGGGTTGACAAACAGGTGCTTTTGATTATTTCCGGCCATATTGGCCGGACCATCGTACTGCAGCTTCTTTATCTCGTTGCCGCTGTCAAAAAAAAATTCCGTCTTAGCTAAGGTTTCCTTCTTGTAGTAGTCGGGATCCTCTTTCAGGTGATCCATGACCAGCTTCTTGGCTTCCTCTACGTCTAGACCGTGTTCCTGGATCTCGACCTGGATTCCAATGGCTAGCTGCTCTTGGTCAAAGTCTGTAGGGTCTAGGGAAGTCTTGTCTAGGGCATCTGAGCCAACGATTCCGATGGTAGATGCCATGTCGGCTTCGGTTCCTACACCCCTCAAATTACCCATCGGCGAAGCGATGCCTTTTGACAGCTCAGCCTTCTCGATCCTGTCGTCCGTATTGGTGATTTCTCTTCCGAGCATAATCAGGCCCCTAACAACGCCCATGATGGCTTCGTAGGTGTCTGGAGCTTGGGTCCTCAGGGAAGAAATAACTCCCATTTGAGACTTAATGTTTAATAGAGCTTCGGCTACTTGCTGCTTAATTTGGTTGTAACCCTCTGATTCGCTTAGGTTTTTTGCCTTTTCCGAGGCTTCATGTTGGTCTGCGTGCTCTCTAAACTTCTGCTCAAACTGGGGAAGATCCATCTGAGGGGTAGGGGTGACTTGGGGCTGTAGAGCTTCTGGGCCACCCTGGGCGTCTCCAGTAGCGGGGATGGCGTTGTTATTAAGAGCTTCGTCGGTATCTGCCTGAGTTAACGGGGCGGCTGGGGAGATAACCGTATTTAGGGACGTAGCGTCCATATTAGTAACGTGCGCCCCTTCTCCGCCCGCATTGTTTTTCTGGGCTTTGGCTAGGTACTGGTGTACGATTTCTGAACGGTCTTCTTTGGCGGAAGCTTCGGCTTCTTGAATTTCTTTCTCAACGTCCTTATCGTAAAAAACTGAACAATTTCCACCCTTTAGCTTGGCTGCTAGGAGTGCCCTAGTGGCTTCTGATACTTTCTTACCAATACCTACACTAACCGTGCACTCTGTGGCTGTAACGTATTGCTTCCGGATGCTCTCCAGCTCTAAGAGCTGTGCTGCATCCAATTCTACTAAAATCTCGTCACCTTGTTCTTCAATGGTCGAACCGAGGGCTCTTAGAGCCCAAGAAGCGAAAAGGGAGTTGCCTTTTGAGATACTTGCTGATACTCTACGGATCTCTTCGACGTTATTAAAAACTTTGGCTTGGTTCAGTTTTTTAGTTAAACCGTCACCATTAGCTATCAGGAACAGAAGCATACCATAAAGATTGACTTGATAGTTGACAACGGGTAGGAATTACGTTAATATTCAAGGAATAGGAGTTGTTCATGAAAAGTTCACTAAAGACGTTTCTGGCGGGGGAGAATCCATTTCTCCGTACTATCTACAAAAAAGGCTGGCTTCCAAACAATGAGCAGCCATATTTTAAGCTCAAAGGGAGCAAACCTGAGGATCAGTGGTTTTCTAATGGAATCGTCCAATGTCTTGATGTTCTAGACGATGGAACAGCTATTACCTACTGCCCTGATAAATAACAATAAAGGACTAACATGAAGAGTTCACTAAAGACGTTTCTCAAGGGCAAGAACCGCTACAACCCAAAGACGGCCAGACTGAAGAACGCAATGAGCCTAGACGAAGCGGTAGATTTTTGGGGTACGGGAAATGCTGCGGGAGTAGGAGAAACGGGAAGTCTTTGGTTTACCGACGTTTTGGATGACGGAGTCGCTATCACCTACAGCGTTTCTCTAATTTTCTAGAGGAGTTTCAAATTTAGATGAGTACAATTTTAGCCACAACCGAAGAAGTCCTGTTCAAGCTCCCACACCGCGCCGTAATTCTCCTTCGGGGTTGTCCCGGCGCGGGAAAGAGTTATTTTGTAGACCTGTTAGAGAAGTATCTAGGGTCTCCTCATGCGCCTTTTGAGGTTGTGTCTGCAGACCACTACTTCGTAGAAAAGGAAACGGGAGACTACGTTTTTAACAAGCACCTATTGGGCCAGGCCCACGCGGCCTGCTATGAGAACTTTGAGTATTTTACCTCTTTACACGGAGACAAACGTCCGCTATATATAATCGTAGACAACACGAACACTACAATGAAGGAAATGGAGCAGTACATCAACCGGGCCAAGGAAATGGATTTGGACGTAATTGCTGTCACTCTCCTTACTAATCCATTTGTTGCTGCTGCAAGAAACATCCATGGAGTACCCCAAGACAGGGTAATCGAAATGTACAACAGACTGATCAAAACCGAACTACCCGAAAACATTACACATTACGTGGTGAAATAATGAAAAGCTCATTGAAGACGTTCCTGGCTGGGAAAAACCCTCTTAATATTTTAAAATTAAGAAACTCCATTACCCTAGCAACGGCTGTTAACGGCAGCCCATACACTGACAGCACTCAAGAACTCGGAGAGGACGATTGGTATGTCGACGTCCTTGATGACGGCACAGCAATTACTTACTGTGCTGATTAACGTGAAAAGCTCATTAAAGACCTTCCTGGCCGGAAAGAACCCAATGGTTGTGGACCCGGCCGAACAAAGCAAATTAATAGACTCTGAGACCCTAGGTGTGGTATCTGGATTTGACAGGTGTGGGGACAACAACACTTATTACTGCGACGACGGACGATGGCAAATCGACGTCCTAGATGACGGAACGGCAATTACATACTGCGCAACACCATAAGGAGAAATTACACGAAGATCCTGCACTTCCATTCCAACGGCCGTATCGGCCTAACTATTGCGTCATCCAAAACCGAAGAAGGAGACTACATCCTAGGAATGGCTCTTGCTCAAAAGAGCGACAACGGCTCTCGAAAGAAGGGGCGTGAGCTAGCTATTTCCAAGATCTTAGCTTTGCGATACGGTCGGTCCATCCCTCCCGGACAATGTGGCCTCTACTGGGTAGGAGACCTGAAGGTTGTTAAGGCCATTGTTGAACGAATCCGCAGTTATGAACGGTACTACGGAAATTCAAAGTGCAACCAAGTCTATAACAAGGCGTTCTTCGATCTTGACGGCTTCTTTAGTGAGGAATATCCTAACTTCCATGACGACGATCCTACCATTTTCCAAATACCCCTTACTCAAAACCCTTAACGATACACCCGACCGAGTTATTGCTATCGGTGACGTTCACGGGTGTTACAAGGAGCTTATTGAACTTCTTGAAAAAGTAAAGCCTACACCTAACGACATTGTAATCCAGCTTGGAGACCTTGTAGATCGAGGACCCGATTCGCATATGGCCGTATCGGCCATGATCGCGTGCTCTTTAGATACTCCTACGCACATTATTATGGGCAACCATGATCTTAAAATGCTTCGGTATCGCCAACACGAAGAGAAGCGGCTTGAGAATCCTGGCTGCAAGAACCCAGTGCGGGTTAGCGACAACTTCCTTAGAAGCTACGCACAGCTAGACTCACTGGACCTTGAGTACATTGCGACCTTTCCCGCTGTAATTCAGTGGAATGGCTTCCAGTTTATGCACGCTGGAATGATTCCAGGTGTGGGCCTGAGGCAGGAGCTTAAGGGTTTGGTCTGCAACCGCTTCGTGGAACGGAAAGGTGACAAGTGGGTCTGTGCAGCCTCATGGTACAAAGATGGCAAGTGGCACCACCCTGAGACGTCGGTTCACTGGTCTGCAGTCTACACTGACGACATTAAGATCGTCTATGGACATGAAAACCGCTCGGATATCCATGTCGTCAACAGAACATATGGTCTTGACACAGGTGTGGTCTATGGGAATAAGTTGACGGCAATGATCATTGACGGAGAAACGAAAGAAATTACCTTTGAGACGGTTCTGGCTCGCGAAACCTATATTGAGCCGATGGAGTAAAAGAGTGTTCCACAGTTTCGCAACTCATTTCTGTGCTTTTACCTGGGGTGTCCTTACCGGATGTGCATTCCTGTGCATCTTCATTGAACCTATTTGGAAAAAACTATGAACTTTTGGACTTGGGCAGATAATCACTGGTTACTTGAGGCAATATGTGCTCTAATGCTTTTTAACGGAATCGAAAACTGGCTTAGTAGGAAGTAACCAATGCTTGGCTCATTTGAGACACCCGCAAGCAAGCTTTTCGTTTCCTTACCAAAACAGGAATGCCGAAACGAAAAGTGCGAATCAACCAATATTGAATGCCTGTGGCACGACTGGGTATGGGAAGAGACCTGTTACCGCTGCAAAGACTGCGGACGCGAATGGATTAAGGGGTAAACTATGTCAAAGAAAAACGGCGCCCTTCAAAAGGCTATACTAAACCTTGCCTCAAAATTCGAATTTGGGACACTTCTTGCAGAAACAACTCCCGCATTCTTCCTAAACATGGTTGCGGAAGAGATCGACCAGTTGCGGTTTAAGGTCCGCAAGCTTGGAGAGCATGCGGCAAAAATACGTAGTGCGTGCTCAATCAACGGAAAGCTTTGCAAGAAGCACGACTTTATCCACGGAGCCGAAGCTGAGGAACTTCGAACGGGAATTGAGAAGTTTATGGAGAAAATCACGGACCTTCCGGATTATGACATCCCAATCAATGACGTCTTGGATAGACTGCAAAATCTTCTAGACAGAGTAGATGCCAGGGATTCACTAGCCTACAGCGAATCACTAGCCTACAGCGAATCACCCAATCCCAAAACTCAAAGGTAACGGCGCACTGGTGCCGGCCACTGTGGCCGAAGTATCAATACGGGCACTGTTACCGTTGATCCTTACCTTCACCATGTCCACGCTAGAAAACGATGAGTCGTTCTGGAGCATGTCTCGGACGGCCTTCACAATGGAAGTGGCGTTGATATCCGCTACGCTGTCCCCGACCTTTACAGGCAAACCAAATCCTTTGTGTAAAGGTAGTTTGCCTTGGTTGACGGCAAAAGCTATTTGTACACCCTGAATGATGTTAGTTAGTCCAGTCGCGTATGGACTATCTCCCTCAGGTGTGATCACTAGATTCTTTTGAGAATCAAGTAGAAGGTCCACCCCACCAGCCACTACCATAGGATCGGTCGTATCGACCGTTGGAATGTCCTTGGTTAGATACTCGTTGTCCAGGGCGTCTTGGTCAGACGGAATGTAGACCAGCTGCTGGGAGTTGATGGTGTCAGGCAGATAGGCGTGCAAGACCGCGCCGTCATTAACCCGGTACCTGTTCAGATCCCTGTCTCCGTCCAGGGTTACTTCCAGCTTGCCATCCAAAGTCTTGGTAAGCCCCGAGATCTTCCTGTTGGTTCGGGTAACCCCGTTGGATCCAACGTGCACACGCTGACCTACATATAGGTTCGTTGTGTACTGGACAATAGCTGTGTTCTCACTACCGTTTACTAGGAATGGCAGGTCAAACCCTAGCTCATCCACATAGGGCTCTCTGAGCCCATTAAGGGTGATGATTTCGAGCGCCCTATTCGGGTCGCCAAGGTATTTAGATGCCAAAGCCTCAAGTGTAATACCGTAAGGGAACGGCACCGCAAACTTGCTGACTGGCACCTTGAAGGCAATTCCCGAACCCCTGGCCAACGTGGCCATATTGTCCATCAGTCGAGCTGGCTCAGAAGGCTCACCATTACCAGTTGCCGCCAAGGAGTCCAGGACACTCAAGGAGTCGTTCAGGGCGTATAGGAGATCCCAGTCACTATCTGTGGGCTCTTTTTTGATGGGAGCTATCGCCCCAAGCCCATAGGTGTCTCGATACGTTTCATTGCCAGCACCCAGGATAAACGCTAGTCGTGCAGAGAAGGCCTTTAGGTCATCCCTAAGTCGTTCAAAGTCAGCCCTTACCAACCCCCTCAATCGGGCCGTATCGGCCGTGATATTGGACTTGTCAGAAGCATTCATGTAGGGCAAAAGGGTGTCTAGAGTCTTGTCGTCAAAGCCCTTTTGCTGGATGCCTTTGATTACTGGATTGTTGGATCTCTTTATTACACTCTTATTGGTAGGTGTAGAAGGCGAGGACTGATCTAGCCAGTTCTTCTTCAGGTTGCTGGAGCTGCTAGATATCTGCCTACCTGCCTGCTTGAAGTCTCTTCCGTCCTCATATACCTTGTTGACAATAGACTCCTTGACGTTGGACGGGAAGTCCGCAAAGGTCTGGATGGTTCCAGCAATGTCCTTGCAAAAGCCGATACTTTGGCGAAAGACCTCATTGATATGAGTCACATCGCCAAGAACGGCTTGGGGGATGTTGCCAATGTCCTGGACTATCTTCCTGGCGTTGGAAAGAGTGTTGATGGCACGGGCCAGGGTTGACGGGCTGTTCCTGATAGGTGTAGGTGCTTGAAAGGAAGAATCACTGACTCCTAGGGTAATTCTCTTCCAGGCTTTTAACTCCATGGAGTACCTTGCCTCTACTGGCGAGGAGACGTCTTTGGTTGTGACGAAAACTGAAGGGGTTACTAAAAGTACTTCAGAATCCTTCCACATTGCAAATGCCAGCCGTAAAGATCGGCCCGTGGCCGTTTTCTTGGCTGCGATGTACTTCTCTAGGAACTTCCTTAGGAGGTTAATCTGGTAGTAGCCTGAAGTCTTAGATAGTCTTGAGTCTGGAGTAAAGTCGGACTCTAGGTGGACGTTGTTGGCGTTGGCGAAGAACGTCTTGGTGAAAGAGGCTAGGTCTGTTAGGGTGCCAGCAAGCTGGTTGATTGTGCCCTGGATGAAGCCGCCTGTAAGGTTGTCAAGATTCTTGAGAGGTTGATTGTCTGGAGAGGTAGATCTTGAGGGGAGGTGACCTGTGGTGCCGCTCAAGGACAAGTACTCGATTGGAGCGCCGTTGGACTCTTCGACCACACCACCAAGAGTCACCGTCAAGTTCATGGCGATGGGCTTGGTTCGTCTTAGGGACTCTGGAGGAAATGGAAGAGTAAAGGCTGCCTTGCCGTGCTGAGCATACTTAACGTTGCCTGAAGAGTCTTTTGTGGCGTCAACTACTATGAGCTGGTAGGGGTAGAGCTTGTTCCACTTGACGATGTCAAAAGTGGGGGATGGCCAGAACTTGTCGTCTGGGGTCTCTAAAGCGGCATTGTCTGCAGCAAGGGTTAGGAGGCCTTGAGAATCAACTGGCAAATCGGCAAGCGCAGCCCGGCCCGAAGTGGTCGGAGTTTGGAATGCGGACAGCGGTGTGGCCATATTAAAAAGATTGGCTAGCCTTGCTTAACGAAAGTTTGGTTGGACAAAATCATCTGTAATTTCGCAGCGATAGCTAAGAATTGCGGGGCGTTTATTGGGGGGCTAGTAATGGTTCCTGGCACACCAAAGGTGAAACTTGTCATTGCCGTAATCGCGGTAATAAGCTCCTGAAGGATCTCCACTAACTGGTTCCCCAATACGGCCTGTTGGCCGGCGTTGGTGCCTAAGTGAATTGTCTTTCCATCCACTATGACATCGCTGTCACCCTGAATGGTGATTGTGTCGTTGGCGTTGTCAATAGTAATACTCTGGCTCTTCTTAGCCGACGTAACATTGAAGTTACCATTGGCTTCTACCTTGACTGTCGTTCCAATGCCGTCCTTGTCCACGCTGCCATCTAGGGAGCCTAGGTTTGTGTTCTTCCCATTGTTGACGATCTCCCAAGAGCCATCGTCATTGACTTTGAAGTTGACTCCGTTGAAATTCCAGTTTAGGTGGTGGCCGTCTTTCTCACTATCTCCACCACAACGTTCATCTCTCGCCCCACCAAGGATCACAGCTCTATTGTAAGAGCCTTCGACACACAGGATGAGAACTCTGGAGCCATCACTGGACTTATAGTCCTTGATTGGCTTGGTGGACGCTCTAAGGGTCCAACTGCACTGATCCGCGCCACCACCAAGGGGATTGATGAGCCTGCAGTTCTTGTAGATCTTGTGGCCTATCATTCCACTTTCATAGTGGGCCACAAGAACGTTGTACTCAGTAAAAGTCTTCGACACCGACTCCTGGGAAGTAGGGTAGACTATCTTGATAACCTCACCCTGCCTGAGGATGTAGTTGCTGAATGCCCCTGAGAAAAATGGGCTTCCAAAACCACCCTGATCTAGGATTGATGAAATAACATCGGGCATTATGTTCGATCCTCTGACATTCCGGGGTCTTGTGATGTCAAGGCAGTATCGTCTCCGCCAACGGGAGCACTGGAGTTGTTTGAAGTAATCATTTCCAAGGAAGCAAAACCTGGATAGGTTGGGAATTCAGCATCATTGTCCTGCATTACAGGCATCCCATGGGTTAAAGATAGAGATGTCATAAATCGCTTGATCCCATCAGGAGAAATTACACAGGAGTCGGAAATTGAGTCAATGTGATAGACAATCCCTTCAAACTCAATATTGTCACCCTCAGCAATTGGCGATTGAATACCTACACACTGAACAGTTCCATTGAGCGTATGTTGAGACCCAATCCACCAGTCAGCCACCATTCGAGTCCAAACTTCCAGACCGTCAGGACGTGTAATGTCTCCAGGGGTGCAGTTTACTGTCTGAGTGTACGGCTTTATGCCACACCTCGCAATGTCTACCGTATCAAACACAGGAGGGTTTCTAACCATCTCATCTGCTGGTTGCGAGGATGCTCCATGGGGAAAATACTTGGGATCTCCAAGGATCTTAATCATGTTGAACTTGGTGGCATCAGAGCGACCAACATCAAACTCCCTCACCATCACGGGATCGATAACCCACCTTGGTAAGTGAAGAAACTTCGTCAAGGCTACATCCATGCCGGCAACCTTGGCGTCGGTTATGATTTTCCCATTCTTCCCAACCTTGATATTGACTTGGTTACTGGATAGTGGAATCTGACGCACAACTATTGTTGGAGTAATGGTCCCGTCCGGACCTACTTTCAAGGCTGTGTATGCCTGATTGATCGCTTGGTTGAGAAATTGTTCGGCAATCATCTTCCAAACGGGGATATTGATAACCTCAATAGCCTGAGGCAGAAACGTTCCCTTGATAGGGTCTACAAGGATGGACCTGTTGGCTGTACTCCTTGGACCTACAACGGGCCAAAAACCCTTATGGGGAGAATCCTTGTCGAGGTGGTTGTATTGTTGTACTCCAATCAAGAGATGGAATAGGTCTGCACAACAGAACACTTGCTCCTGGCGGCTCTTGTCTACTGGAGTTTTACCTAGAAGCTGCGCTACAAAAGAAGGAACCAAATACGAATAGGGAGCTTCCGCACGGGTGGGATTGGTAAGATGGACTTGCGGGATGTCCAATTTAGCTTGCTCATAAGCATGCGAGAGGGCGATGTCCCCTTGACTGGAATTCCCCTTACCAATAACCGAATCGAGCAATGCCGGGATAAGTTCCGACATGTTGTCTTCTATGGTTCCACCAGAGTTCAAGGTCTTTCCAATGAAGTCAATGTAGTCAAGACCGATTTGGCTCATAAACAAACCGATGTTCTCTGCCCCGCCCATGGCGGCTGCAGTAGCCAAGTGGATGTCGTAAAAGAACGATGTCTCAAGCTCACTAAAGCCAATTGCCTGAAGGGAATAGCTGGCCGTCTTGACTTTCTCGTTTACAGAGACTCGTTTACGGATATTGTGAACCCGACCAAAGAACTTCAGACCGTCATCAAACTTATTGCAGGCCTCTCCTTTGAGGATTCTTGGAATCAACTTCTTTGTATACTCTATGTCATTATGACACCACGCAAAGATCCAGTCACCCGGAAGAATAGCGTTGGCGGACAGGTAGTTGACCGAAGCGCTTTTGATGGTGGCGTTGAGGTTCTTGAGAGGCTGCCCTGTGGGTCTTGAAATTGAAAGCTGCGTACAATCATCAAATATGATTAGTGGCTGGCTCTGTCTTAAGAAAGCACCAGATGAAGGATCTCCTACGGACTTATTCAATCTCCTAGAATAGGTAAGAGGCTTTGCTAGGCGGATCACCGCCATTACCCAGCCCGGAGAAGTGCTGATGCACTCGTCCGTTATTTCATACTCCTGGACCACTTCATATCTAGGAGCATTAGTGGAGCGAAAATTAGGCTTCTTGACAGACGACGGATCGTTGGCTGCACCTGGGTCTGCTGTTGCCTCAGGCCCACCAAAGGACTCCTGTTGTAGTAAGGCTGTCAATGACCCTTTGGGTAAATCAAACACGCCCATTACTCCCAGTGACCGTTAACCCGCTTCATTCCATTAGAGGTTTCGCGCCCTCCCTTTTGCCCCCCTTTTGGACTTGCCTTAATGGGAGCCCCCGAGCCCGAACCACCATGGGCCTTGAACCAATTACCGTAGGCTTGAATGGCTGTAATCAAGCCGTTTGATACAGCCTCAATGTCTCCAGCGGCAGATCCCCCCACCGCCTTAATGGCCAACCTGTCAGCATCTTGAGATTCCAACATCTGAGAGAATGCATCTTCAATTCCCTTTCTATCGGTCTTCTCAAAGTGATTTCCTTCTTTATTTAGGATCTTTGCTTTCTCTTCAAGAGAGAGCTTCTCCAGCCCGGCCGGTCCAGCGACCCCGACGCCTCCACCATTTAGGCGTGTTGTATAAAGTCCCTCTGACTGCAGTACGGGAAGCAGGGAGCTGAGCGCTTGCTCAGGACTCATATTATTCCCTCTTGCAATCATTCCGGCGTAGCGCGAAGCTACGTTCATAGTATATACGTTAGTAGCGGCGGTAGACCACCCGGATGTCTCACCCTTAATCATGGAGGCGATGCTTCCGCCTCTACCCTCTTCCGCCCGAATTCGGTTCATCAAGTCTCTGTTTGGACCAGACGTCACCAAGTTCTTATCAGCGAATGTCGACAACCCCATCGGGGCGCTAAGCCTTAAGAATTTTTTCGCGGACTCTTGATTAATCCCTTCACCGTAAAAAGAGGGAACGGCGGCTCCATTGGCGATGGCCAAAAGGAGCGTGGGATCCATAGCTCTTAGATTTTCTGTATCAATGCCGTATTTGCCACCCGTAGCCGCAATTGCATTCAGGGTGCTCATCGCATTGTAGATTGGAGCACCCGTACCCTTCGTAAAACTACCGAGGGTGGCGTTGCTTTGAGAATACAGACCCATCATACGCTGCTGCTGAGCAACATCTATTGTGGAATGACCATTCGCATCAACCATACCGACCATACTGGCGGCCATATTCAAAGCTGAGGCGCCTGTGTTCCCAGCCCCCCAACTACCGGACTGAATCATTTGGCTTCCCAGAGTGGAGAACAAATCTCTACCAACAGCCACGTCTAGCCCGCCAGAGCCAATACTTTTTTGAAGTTGTCCCAAAAGACCAGACTTCAGGCTCCCAGCTCCAACAGACCCACCAAGAATACCGCCCATCTGAGCGATACTTCCGGCACTTGTTAAGCCTGCCATACCTAAAGCGCCCAACGTTACTGGATCGACGGCCTTGCTGTATCCAGCACCGATCTGCAACAATTGCTGGTGTCCAGCGGCTTCATTTTCGGGAGACCAGCCACCTCTCTTTAGTCGAGACTCCCAAAGTTCATACTTCAACCCACCGTCTTTATTAAAGCCTACGCCTCTACCGGCCATCCTGGCCGTATTGAGGCGACCTTCTGCGCCACCGTAAATCCTATCCGCCATCATGGCGGTTCTTGGATCTTGGCGTAATTCCTCGAATCGAGCAGCTTGTCTCAGCTTATTGACCTTATCCTCGGTCAAGCCGCCATAAGCCTGAGCCATTCCCAAATCTAGGATGCTCTTCCTTGCCTCTGCAGGAAGTTCGGTCAGGCTGGCATTCTGAACCCGTGCAAACAGACCCATAAATGAAAGTCCTTGGGCCGCCGACTGGAAGCCTTCAGAAGCAACATTCTGAAGCCAATCCTTCCCCTTCTTATAGGCCGATCCTAAACTTAGAGGTGATTGACTGAATTTATTCATCAACAGCTCTTTGTCTAATTGAGTGCTATTGATAGACTTCATGACTTCAGGATCGCTCATTGCCTTCCTGAAGGCCATCACTCTTGAAACACTTCCGGACTGTGCAGCATCAAACTGCTCCCGAAACAGTCCTAGACCAGCAGAAGCGGCCTGCCTTTTAATGAACGGTGAGTTTTGAGTAAATGCTATCTGGGCGGGGCGCACATCCTCAAAGGCTCCAGCTCCGTAATTCCACAGGGCTGCTCCTCCCAACGCAACACCCCCAACCAACCCCACACTTCCACCAATGGCCTTGCCGGCATTGCCAAGCATGTTTTGGCCACCCGTAGGCAAACCAAGCATTCTGCCCAATGCCTGACCACGACCCTCAGCATACCCAGCAAACCCTCTTGGCCCCCAAAGCTTACTGGCGGACGCTTCATCGTCCATCACCTCGCCGGGATTGAAGATAGACCTTCTGCCGGTCCAAAAACCACCCCTATGTCTTTTAGATCCGCCTCCAGGCGGCTCAACCCCAACAATTTCCCGTTCAAAACCTGAATACCCTGGTCCTGCACCCCCACCTCCACCACCATAAGCACCTGTAGAAGACGTCCAGCCAGAATAGCTGGGACCTTGTCCAGCGCCCTTAGTGGCTTGGTTAAGACGTGTGATGTCTTGGATGGCCTTATCAACAAACCGCTTGATGTTCTCGCCAGTAGACTGCAGGGCCTTCTCAGTAGCCCTTGCAGCGTTGTTTACGCCAGACCCATCGCCACCACCTAGAATCGTCTCGGCAATACCTCCAGATTTACCTCCAGGTGTAGTCGTAGGCCCTACATTGGGCTTTCCGCCCTTACCCTGGGCCTTATTAAACCCCTCAAGGCTCCTTGTAACTTTGTCCAGTGTTGACGCCAGCTTCTGGACACTGGCAGTCATGGACTCGATCATGGATTTAAACTTGTACACCGAGGAGTCATCGGTGGAGATCTTAATCTTGACTACTTTGTCTTCGGAAGCCATAATCTACCCTAGAAAGATTGTCGGAGGGAGAACTTACTAATAAATTTGGTTGACAGGAAAACGAGGATGCGGTACTATTCGGTCTTGGGATGTGGCAGAAGTTAAATGCACCAGCCATGGGGGCTGGCGATGGACTCAGCAATGGTCATCACTGAGGTATCGAATCCTCCATCCCGACCAAATACTCTCCGGTAATTTAATGGTTAAAATGGCCGCTTTATAAGCGGCTCAAGTGTGTTCGATCCACACCCGGAGAACCAACTACTTCAATCCCGTGAGACTGCTCAACCCATCAATATCTCCAATCTCGTCTAGGCCGGTAAACGACATGTTGATGTCTTCTGGCTCTGGCTGAAAGTCTTCAGGTGGAAGATACGTGGGCGTAGCGCCGATATCCACCTTAGAGCCCAAAGCGTCCTTTCCAAGGAGCTTTTCTACTTGTTCGGCTACCTTGCGGTCCCTTTGGATCTTTGCATCTAACTCCCGGCGCTTTTTGGCCTTCGCCATTTCCGAGCCGGATTTGTTGTGTTTTTCCATATCCGAAAGCATCTTTCTTTCAGACACTTCTTCCCTGTCTTTCTCAATCTTCTCTTGGGCTAACTCCGATTCGCTCTTACAGAGGTTTAGCAGCTCTTCCTGCAGTTTCATCTGCATCTCTTGATCGTCCGAGTCGACCATAGCGACCGCCGTATCCTCATAGTGATGGCGCAAGATATCAAACAGTGGCAACGTCTCTACTACATGTAGAGGAGTACAGTACTTAACTGAATACCACCGAAATAGCTTTCTCAAGCTAAAATCGGCAGACGGATTTTTAGATAATGCCTCTTTGAATGCTATGATTCTAAGAGCTTGGGGCCACTCTGTAGCCACACGATTACCCTAACTTAGCCGCCTCTTCCTTAAGCCCCTTCTTGGCCGCATCGGCCTCTGCAGCGAGCTTTTCGTACTCTGCGCCGATCTTCTCTCGGGCAGTATTGTTCACCTTAGCCAGAACTTCAAGGTCCTCAAGGCCCAAACCGTGACCAGCTTCCTTCCACCAGTCCGGGAACTTAATCAGCCGGATCTGTAAATAGGCATACGCCTCAGCAATCCGCTTAATGTCTTCCGCTGCATCCTGGGGGTTTTCACCTAGAACCCTACGGTAAACGCGATTCTCCTCAAGAGTGTCCATCACCGAGGTCTTGGTCTTAGCCTCGAAAAGGCCCACATACTCACGACCTGTGACAGAACCCTTCATATTAAGTTCAAACTGAACCGAACTCGCTAGTGCCATAGATGTTGTACCTCTAACCTAAGATTACTATTCAAAACTTGTAGCAGCTATCCTATCGTCCACACACTTAACACAGCCAAATCGGCCGACTGGACACTGCACGCAAATTTCAACAGTTCCAACCTAGCCAATTCAGGAGTGGGATCGATCCCGTAGGGAATTAGAATCTTTTGTACGACTTCCTTGTTGAGCCTACCAATCCACTCGGCCAGCTTCTTTTCGCCCTCAGAATTCAGTCGAGGTAGCGCCTTCAGACGTTGCTCTGGCTCCATCTTGCCAAAACCGCCAGAAGCAAAAACTCTTAGGTAGTAAGGAACAAAGGCGTGGTTGTCAATAGCTGGACTGAAGTCGATCCCGGCCAAAGCCGACCCATGGTCAATCAGCTTGATATGGCCATCCCGGAACATGATATTTCCAGCGTTCCTGTCCGGATTGGCCAAAATATAGTCTAATACAGCCCAACGATGGACATCTCCCTGAATCAAGTAGGGGCTCAGGTATCTTCTGGCTGCATTGGGATCCTGTCGCCTTAGATCGTTGCCGTTAACCCACTTCTGGGGTAGAAACTGCATAGCCGCATACTCTTGATCGTCAATATACAGCAGCTTGCACTCTGGCAGGTCTTTGGCCAGTCCCCATGCGTCCGCTACGGCGTAAAACGCCGCTTCCCGGACGCTCTGGGACGCTTGAACTTGGCTTTCTCCAAGTGCAGGATTTTGCTTGCCAGCTCCTGGCTTTAATAGTAACTGCGTGAAGGTCTCTGGGTCCTTGGCTAGGAGTGTTCCCTTGGAATGCTTGCCGGCCTTGAATTGAATTTCCTTAATAGTTTGGGCCGTAACGGCCCTTTTAATCATCTCGGCAAAATCTGTGCCAGAATCACTAAAAGCCTCAACTTTACTAAAGACAATTGGCTCTTCTTCAGACTTGGCTAACCTAACGTTCATTACGGCCCTTAGGGCCGCTAGGTTGGCTTCAGAGGGCTCCAGACCTACAGATACCAGACAAGCAACCTTCTCGTCGCCATCGTTCTCCTGGAGAGTCCTGCGTAGCATTTCTTTGTCACATGGAATGCCAGACAGGAACTCTGCGGCTTCCCTTACCAGTTCTAGATACTGGTCCTTGGGGAAGAACTGAGCTTCAGGAGTTTGAGGTAGCTCTACCTCGGTTTTTGCTAGGGTGATTGAAGAAATCACGGCAGAAAGGTTCTGGGAACGATCAAGGTCCTTAACTAGAAGATCTACATTGGCGTCCGAACCGTATTTAGATAGTAAATACGGGAAATCATTAAAGATTTCAAATCGAACATCCTGTTCGGTGCCTTCGTAGACCTGCTTCTGGTCGTTGAAGTGGTTGTGGACTGTGACTTGCACTATTCCTCGATCTCAACGAAGTAATTCTGCTGCCGACCTAGGTTCTTCAACGCGCAAGCCAAGGAATGGGTTGGATAGCGCTTGAGGAACGTATAGGTAGCCATCAACTGCTCAAGAACCTGTTCAGGGCTCCCGGAGTAGCTTTTGGTTGAGTTATTCGATGCGTGATAGACCTTAATAGTCATTTTGTCCTACTATATCAATACCGTTACAAAAAGTCAACACTTAGGCTACCCTTCTTTCCGTTGGATGAGATTCAACCATGCTTGGGGCCGTAGGCCGATAAGCTACGGGTGAGTGGTTTTGAACATCTAACTTGTTAGGATCCTTACCTCGGCTATTCTCTCGAACTTGCTTTAGGTGTTCCATCCTGACATTAAACGACCCCATCATTTTGTTTCGGGCGTCTTGGTCGGGGAGCATGTTAGCGTGCTTCCTAAAAGCCTCATGCATTTTATCTTTGTTTGCGTCAAACCAGTTCCAGGTTTCCTCATCTGGGGATCCGCCCATTTTGGTGGCGTCGGAGAAAAAGTCTCCACCACCATACCCACTAAAATTGTCAAACCCATCCAACTGCTTGTGAGGGTCTTTGTTCACAGCTTCGTCCCAAGCCTTTTGCTTCCCAACACTTTCCATAATTTGACTGGTCGCCTTAGGCATGTCGGGGTGATTGAGGTGTCCGGCCAAAGCAATTCGACCTTGAGCCTCCAAATCACGATCATACTCACCACCAAAAGCGTGAACTCTATCGCTTGAAAAAGCTCGACCGTGATCGATAGCCAAGGGAGACCCATCGGGAGCAATCATAATATTCCCCTCATGCCTATCAGGATTCGATGTCAACCAGTCCATAACCCCGATTTTCTTGAGAGACTGTAGGTGTTCTGGATTGCTGGCCATGCTGTCTAAGCTGGTATCTTGATCGTCCTTCAATGCCTCCGAAACGGGTCGGACGTTAGGCGCCATGTGCACCACGATTGCGTGGGGGTCCTTGCCAAGAACAGTCTTACCCCCCTGATTGGCCAAAGTTGTTGCGTGAACCTTCTGGTGTAGATGCCCAATACCTCCAGCGTGGTACATCGCCTGGGAAGTCATTTCGTTCCAGGCCGAAAGCCTTGATGTTGGAGCGGCCTGGGGTTTAACCATTACGTGGTCATTGCCCATCTTGTAGATAGCCTTAGGTTCTTCACCTGCAAGTGTTCGCTTGACCGAAGGATCGTAGCTCATTACAGGCTTAGCCACAGTTGGGTGCTGATTTAACCCAAGCTCAAACTTCTGCCTGTGAATCTTTATGGCGTCAGGAGTAGAGACCTTGAGCTTGTCATGGACGCCAGCAACGTTGATGGGCTTGATTAAAGACGGCTGATCGTGCTGTTTATGAAGGAAGTCAGCACCTTCAAGTGTCTTATGTAGGCCTTCCCTAATTGGCTGGCCCATGGGCGTAGCGCCATCTTCCAGCATGTCCATTCTGTAGTTGAACGAGTCTTTTAGTCTGTTCCGGGTCTCTTTGTGAGGAATAAGGTCCGCGTGCTTGTGGAAAGACTCTTTGATCTTGTCTTTGTTTGCGTCCCACCAAGCCCAAGTGCTAGCATCCGGTTTGGACGCAGTCTGCATAGGCGTTCTGAATCCATACCCCGGCTCTTCATAATGCAGATCTTGGTTCTCTAAGGAGAACTTGGAGTCGGCGTCTTTCCCAAAAACAAGACTGTGGTCAATCGCAAGCGGAGTACCGTCAGGCTTAACCATCAGATTTCCTTCGTGACGGTCCTTGTTAAAAGTCACAAAGTCCATAAAGGGGATCTTCTTGAAGTCAGGATGGTTGGTTAGCGCAGTCTTCTCCTTATCATTAAGCTCCCGGACTTCCTTGGCTCCTGGCTCCATGTGGACTACGAGCCCATGAGCATCAGGAAACACATTCTTGGCAACAGTGGCATGAACCTTCTGGTGTAGGTGTCCGATACCACCAGCGTGGTACATCGCCTGGTGTGTAAGCTCTGACCAGGCAGAAAGTGGCGTATTGAGGTGGGTCAGCTCTTCATTATTGAAAACAGACGGCTTAACCAAGTACTTCTTATCCGCATGGCCGTAAACAGCCTTCATGTCGGCCCCCTTGAGCTTCTCCTTCAAAGGGCGTACATTGTGCTTAGAGGTATTGACGTTCTTCTCAAAGTGCTCTACGTCGGCGTTCATTGACGCCGGGTGCTTGTCCAAAAGATTCTCGTGCAACCCTTCGATTTTCATCTTAGGGTGATCGCCAAGAAACTCGGCTTCCTCCATCCTTTTCTCTAACGGAGCAGGAGCAAAGTCATCAAACCCACTAACATTTCCAGCTTTGGCTTCCTGAGACTTTCGGTCTAGCCAAGCAGCCCTTTGGTCAAAGGCCTCCTTGATTCTCCGACTGTGAGCCGGGTGCTTAATCTGGGCGACCCGCTTATTCAGCTCAGACTTCACATCCGTACTAATCCCAGGCCACCAATCGGCTAATAGCCGTGTATAGGCCTGCTTCCCTTCAGGCAGCATGTCATGATTTTTTCCAAGAACTACGCTTACACCCTTATTGGTGTAGTAAGGAAATGTGTACGGGTGGCTTCCAAACGCACTGGCGTTATCCACGGCCAACAAATGGCCGTTCTTTTGGACCATGAGGTTGTTGGTGTGCCGGTCGTGGTTCGCCGTAAGGAAGTCCATCACAGACATCTTCCTGGCTTCGTCATCCAAAGCCGGATTCTGCTCCCTGACTGTCCCTAAGGGAGCCTTATGGATAGGCGTTGCCTCAGCATCCAAATGAATCACAGTAGCCGGAATGTTGTACTTCCCACCGCCGTGATGGGACACAAAGGACCTTTGATGTAGGTGTCCCAAACCGGCGGCATGGTAGATAGCTTGAGAAGCCCCTTCAGACCAACCAGACAAAGGCTGTTCTTCTTCGGCATAGGGCTTCACCATGAGCTTGTTAGATCCAACCTTGTAGACCACCTTATGAGACACCTGGCCAATGTCATGCAAACCAGCGTTGTGCGGCTCAATAGCGTCCTCAGACGATAGAGCCGATTCATACTCGTGTTTGAGAGGCTTTAGGGTCTCGTGAACAGGTTCGGCACTTGAGTCGGCAAGATCTTGTCCTTGGGTGGAACCTGCGTATAACAGATGATGTGCCCACGCAGAAGACTTCTTGAGATCCGAGTACCCATTGAGGGCCAAGACCTTAAGTCTGTCAGCTTGGTCTTTAGGGGATAACGAGGAGTCTTTGCGGACGGCATGAGCCATGAGCGTAAGATGCTCTTTATTGAACCTGGGGTCTTTTAGTAGCAGGTTGTGTCGTTCCCAAAGAGGGTTTCCCGCAGCATCCCTAGTATTAGAAGAGAGAATTGTGTGAGCGTGGGTAGCATCTTTGTGGTCAAACGCCGTTCCCCAGACCTTAGGATCTGGATCTAGGATAGCCACGGCTAGATCGTGAGGTGTGACGGTGTTGAGCTTAAGGGCTAGAGATCGTTCAGAGGGATTTGGGTGCCTTAGAAGTGTCGAAACCTCTGACTCGTTTTCTGACTTAGATAGGTCTAGGAATCCACAATCCTCTAGCCAAACTTGCTCCGACTTCTTGAGGTCGTAGACTTGTCTTACGATGTTTTCATCGCCCTTTGGACCATGGAGGTTGTTCCATATGTTGGAAGGGACTCCACCACGAACATCAACCCATTGAAGCTTGGAGCATTCCTTGTCGGGATCGTTTTCGGTAGTAGGCTCACCGGGGCATTGACATGAGAAGAAGTGGACTGTATTGTTGGGAGTCTTTTTTGTCGTTACAAAGGACAGCTTCTTCGGTCTTAACCCTGTCTCCTCGAACATTTCTCTTAAGGCTCCTTCTTCGGGCGTTTCGCCCGGATTAAGGCCGCCTGCAGCCAACGTCCACTTCTTATTGTCGTTTCGCTTGCCAAACAGAACTTTCCCTTGGCCATCAGAAATGATGACGACAGAAAACTCCTTGGGTTTGGTGTCTTGATCCATTTAAACGTTATTCACTAAAATTCCGACTCCAAGGCGGTTCTTGAGGCGGCCACAGAGCATCTTGCGCTTCACTTCAAGATCGTTCAGTCGGGTCTTATACAGCTCAGGACCAGGACCAGAAATCGACTGTCCTAAACCATCAATATTCAAGCTATTGGAAGTTGTCCTTGAATAGGTTGCGGCCAGGGCCGAGATGACCTCCATGGCCGCAATGGTGCCGATGTACTGATTGACGATCTTAGGGAGCGTTCCATCCTTGAAGCCGGTAGTGTAGAAAACCTCCCAGAAAGAAGCCAGCCATGGATAGTTCCCAAAGATGGCCAGGAAGGCGCTGCCGCCTGGACCGGCCAAAAGAGGGGACATAACACCGTTTTGAATCTTGAGGGTTAGGGGTAGAATGTTCATCTGCCCTTGCCTGAGATATCCCACGTCGATCCAGTCCAAGGGGACTCTATAGACTTGGTCTTCAGACGAGGTAGCAACTACGAGGTCTTGGATGCTGTCTACAGGAAGGTGGCGCAGTTGAAAGTAGCCAAAGTTCTGATAGGCTACTCTGTCGAACGCCTGCTTCTCCTTGTACTGACGAGGGAAGATGTCAATCCTGGCTTCCTCTTCCGCAAGGGCAATCGCATTGAGAATATGCTCCTTGAGAATATCGCTCGTCATTACGTCAAATTTTCTGGTGATAGGATTCCTTACACCAGAAACGAGGGGTAGACCAAAGAGATGGAGCCTGATCAGCTGTTGGGGAGAAAGGAGGGGTTCTAAGTCCTCCCACTGGACGGCAACCGCGTTCTCTGATAGAACCCGACCTAAGCCGTCCTTGGAATTTGAGAAATCAGCCATATTATACGCCAACCAGCACTGCAGCGTGCATCGTAAAGGTCTTCTGAACCGGAATAGGGGCTAGGGAGGTGCCTTTGTTTTCAGTCAAAACACACTTGATTGTAACGGTGCCGGCAATTGGATCGCTTGCTAGGATTGGACAGGCCCAAATCGAAGGATCCTGAGTAAAGGGCTGTGTGGCAAATCTGGTGAACTGCTTGGCGTCGTCAATATGGGTAAAGGTAACAGCCAAGGTAGGCGTTGTGGTCGCCAGGGGCATATACCTTAGCCCTGCCGGCTCGTAGCCGTATTTGGCTAGATTCTTTTCTAAATCAATGAGTTGCAGGTAAAGAGTGGGGCTGTCACCGGCCGTCATCTCTAACTGTTCGGACGTACCGTAGTCGTTAACAGACGAAACATCAATGAGAGGACGTGCCGAAAGCTTCATGCAATAAAGATTGTTGGGATTAGCTATGTGAGGGAATCGGACGACCTAGAAATCGATTCAAGAAATCTCGTAATTTCCGTAGACAGTATTTAACCTGTTCCTTCCAGATCTTGTCGGAGGATGCCCTACACGGGAACGCTTCAACGAGTCGGTAGGTTTTCCCGTCCAGCTTTACCGTCACATCCGATTTGAGCTGTCTCTGACGGAGAGCATCCACCAGGATCTTTGACTGTGCGTCATCCCGCAGAAGCTGCAAGACTACGGATGATTCTTTCCACTTATATTTCTTCATCTCGATCCTTAACTGTGTTTTCGTAGATTTGCTCGGCCTCAAGATCCCTGTCTGGCATGGCGGTTCCAAGGAGATCGTCAATGCTGTCTACCAAGTCTCCATACTTAGCCCCACTCTTAAGCAAGGCTTCGATCTCGGAAAACTTGCTGACCGTAGCCTTTCCTAGGTCGGTAACGAAGTCTCTCTTGAGGGGTACTCTGTCTGAAGGAATGTGCATTAGCTCTTTAATATCCTCGTCGTTCGAGGCATCAAACCAACGGATTAGGACGTTGTTCTTAATCGCTGTTTTGATCTCTTTCTTCATGCCAGTTGAGAGAACGCCATCAACCACAAAGACCCACATCTCCCCACACACTAATAAAAATGCCAGTCCGGCATTAATACCCATCTCCCGTTCGTCCTCATCGGAATCGGAAAGACAAGAAGAGTACTCGATGTGTGGAGCAAAGGTGGCATAACCCTTATATAAGGCGTATCGTGAATATTTAAGGGCCTTAACCAGATTTGAAGGCTGGTTGCCGTAAGCTGAACAAATTAGAACGCGAATCATGGGATTATTGTATCACAACCACCCATGGCGTCAAGTAGATAAAGCCCTCTATTTAGAACTACTTACAATCCTTTCGGCAATAATATAGTTTATTTCTTTTTTCACATCATTAATCAGCCCACACAACACACCGTATGTTTGCCTGTCTTCTTCTTTGGGGTAGGCCTCTTCGTATACTTCGGAGGCGGCGGATTCTAAAATCCCAACGACCACCTTCAGGTAATTAATGCCACCAGCCTGATATCCAGCAAGAAAATCCCTCTCTTTTTCTGTCTTTCCCAATGTTTGCATGAAAACCCTTTCCAAGGAACAATGTTTAACAAAAAGGAGAGACCTTGTCAAGTACTTGTTTAACAAAAGAAAAAGGCCCTTGCGGGCCTTGTTTCTTAAGCTATGTAAGCTTTAGTTATTAGCTGATGGTACCATTCAAGTTGTCGATGAGGACGAACTTGCGAGGAGTCTCAACCGCTAGGCCCAGGAAGCGGAAGTGAGCTTCCGGCATGCTGAGGTCCGAGACGGCCAGCTTGAGGCGGCTGTAAGAAGCCAGTTCACGAATGCTGGCTCCGTCCTTCTGAAGGAAGTAACCAGTAACCGCTGCAGGATTCATGCCGTTGAGGTCAACGAAGTTAGTCGTGGACGAGCCCTGGGTCGGAACAACGCGACCAATGAACTTGGCCTGAGCTGCCGTACCGCCGACAGGCGAACGGTAGATGTTGTAGAAGCGGTAGACGCCAGACGCGGGCTGGGTAACCACAACCGTAACCTTGTAGTCCTTCGTCACGCTGCCCGAAGACACTGCCGTACAAGCAACCGACTCACCAACTTCGTTACCAGCGGTAGCGAAGTAGTAATAAACACCAGCGGCGAGGCCGGTCGGGTTGGTGGCCGAAGCCGGGGTCACAGTGATGCTAGCAGGAGCCACGGGGCTGTTCGCACGCACAGGAGCGGGCTTGAACTTGCCACGGAGGAACTGCGAAGCTTCAATGTTCACAGTGCCGCCCGAGACCCACTGACGACGAAGGTCACCGGCAGTCGCATCTTGCGGGCTACCCGCGAGGATGATACGCTCTTTGCCGAACGTGATCTTGTTGTAGTTAGCGAGAACCACGGGATCCACAATGAGCTTGTCCGCTTCGCCGAAGCCCAAAGAGCTACGGAGAGCGCCGTCTTCAATGATACCCTGGGTTAGAGTCGAACCACCGGCTGAAAGAACAACCGTCTGATCCGAACCGAACTCGGCGAACATTGCATCACGGCTGTTCACCTGGAAGTCCGACTGACGAACCTGGAGCGAAAGGCCATGCATGTTGGGGAGAAGGTTCGAGGTGGTCAGCGGGTTGCCGTCGAAAGTACCGGCGTTGCTGAAACACTCAAGACCACGGAAGAGGTCGAACTCAACGTCAAAGGAGACTTTCTTAGCCGCATCCTGAGCCGCCCGTTCATCTGACTTCTTACCATCAGAGCTGGCAACCAAGGTCGAAGCAACAGTCACCCGACGAATGTGCGAGTAGTACGTCATTGGGATGGTGATACGTACGTAGTCAGAAGTTTCCTCTTGACCAACGTTACCTTCCATCTGAGCGCTGCCACCCATGATACCAACCGAGAGCTGACGGTTGAACTGAAAAGTCGTCGACTTAGACGACTCAACAGGAATCAGCTTCTGGAGCTTAATGTGTTTTTCTTCTGCTGTGACCATGACCATGACAGGATTGAGGTCTTCAATCTGCAGGGCAGAGCCTTGCTCTAGTGTGCTGGGGGCGGCATCATAGTTGCCGGCCTCTAGTGCCTTTACGAGGTCTTGAATTTGCGACAATGGATTCATGTGAAGGGTCTCCTTATTACTTTAAAAGATGTGCGATTGAGCCGACATCTTTTTTGTCCCTGCCAGCTACATACTTAAGGACGAGGTCTTTATCTGATTTCTTGAGGGTTCCCGAAGCCGCTACCTCTGTGAGCTTCCGGTTGATTTCCACTGGGGAAAGAGAGGTGACGTCAATACCTTCTGACTTGGCTAGGTCGGTCTGAGTCTTCGGCATAACCGAAGCCGCAGCGACTGAAAGCCGACGACCGTTGTTTCGCTCAAGGAAGTTCTTGAAAGCAGCCGCCATTTGATTGGTGCTTGCAATAATCTCTTCCTTGTCACTCAAGGCCTTCTTAAGGGTCTCAAGTTCTAGAGCAAGTGCTCGGTCTTCGGACTTAGCCATCGGAGGCATTTCTGTTTGCTCTGGGGCAGGCGCTGGGGCAGCAGCTTCGGGAGCGGCGGGAGCCGCAGAAGCGTCTGGAGCAGGCATACCTTCAGGAGCAACACCGGCATCGCCTTCGCCACCCTGAGATGCCAACGTCGACATCAAAGCAGCTTTGAGAGCTAGCAAGTGCATCTTCTGTTCCTCGACAGGAAGTGCGGCGTATTCAGCCTGAAGCTGCTCAACCGTACCACCCGTGTCTTCTGCTGGTTCCGAACCTTCGGCACTAGGAGCAGGCGCCCCTTCTGCAACAGGTACTTCACCAGGAGTTTCCTCAGCAGGACTAGCATCTGCGGCCGGGGCTGCAGGACTAGATTCCTCTTTGGCGGGGCTGGAATCGGAACTTTCGCTAGACGAACCAGCAGGGACCTTTTCCGCAGGAGCTTCCTGCCCTGGGTCTGCTTTCGCTAGCGTCTGTCCTTCAACAGCGCCTTCCGCCTCGGCTTTTGCCAAGACGGCCGTAAGACCCAAAGAAACATCATCAATGAGTTTCTCCAGACCTTTCTTTGTTAGATTTTTCATGTCCATTGTGGGCTCCTTAAATCAAGTGCCCAATTAGATCGCAGATTGAACGCCGTTGTATAGCGGAGCAAACGTTGCGCTGAGAACAGTACCCGCTGCGATGGCGGCGGCCGAAGGAACGGTGCCGTTCGCGGTCACGTGCCACTCAACAAGAGTACCCCTCTTCGAAATCTCCGAGATAATGGGGAGAAGCTCGGTAGGAGTAAGGATGTCAGCAACGTTGTCCGTGGTAGCCGCGTAGTTCGCTTCAGTGCAGAACTGAATCTTGGTGGGCGAGTAATTGAGAGCCGCATTACCAAAGATGTCGTACGCCGTGCCGCTCGCATAAGGCGAGACAACAATGACAACGACCTTTTCACCAGTCGCCGGGGTGGAGTCTGCCGAAAGGGTTAGAATGGGGTTGCCCGAACTGTCTGCCGTCTGAACTTGAACGGGCAGAGTAGCCGCGACCTGCTTACCGAAAGTATCGAGTAGGTCTCGTGCAATATCTTGTGCTTTTCGCGATGTAGCCATGGAGTCTCCTTAAAGTTACGAGCAAACTGCTCTTATTAATGATTGACATTAGTGAGCTACAAAAAATGTATAAAACACTAATCTTACCAATAGTGACCGCTGACGAGACCTACAGATGCTCTGGATGCAAGAAAGCCCTTCCCAGGAGGGCCTTCCATGAGTTCATCCGGGAGGGCACAGCTAGACCCGTCACTTCAAAGTGTAAATCCTGCAGGAAAGAGGACATAATGGTCAAAAAGTGGCCAGATACAGTCTGCGCCTGCTGCCTCAAACACCGAAAACTGAACAGCAACGGCCTATGCAGCAAATGCAATGCGGACAGCGGCCTCAGAGAGTGCTACGCCTGCAACAAGGTCCTGCCAATGTTCTTATCGTTCACTCAACGCGAACGAACCTGCAAAAGCTGCCGAAAGACTACGCCGCTACCTTTGACCCAGTCGAAGCCGTAGGTGCTTCAGACATATTGATCGGCCCTTCCGATCCTGGCAGCAAAGAGTGCCCCAAGTGAGGAGTTCTGGCAGGGTGATAGGCGTTCTTACCCGTCACAGGATCGACCTTTTGCTTCTTGGCTAGATACAAAGCCTTGTCTGCCGTCCCAAAGTCCTGGCCCAAGCCGATACTGAACGATGGCTTATGTACCCCGCCAACTGGCGGTATTTGAGCCATGTGAGACCTTGCTTCTCTCATAAACCTATGAGCATCTTCTTGAGTAGGGCTGTGAATGGCAAACTCGTCTCCACCAGTCCTAAACAGCTTTACTGTCCCAACCTTCTCAGCAGCACTCTTCAGTGCCCCACCAACGGCCTTGATCGCGCTATCGCCGGCAATATGGCCGCGAGTATCGTTAATGTGCTTAAAAGAGTTAAGATCAATAGACCCAAGTACTCCTGGCTTGTTCTGTCGTTGAAATTCATTCCAAGCGAACTTATTACCCACCCCAGGAACCATGTGGTCCTCAAAGACGTGCTTGGTAAACGCCCTTTCGACATCAGGATGCACATGTCCGGCCGATACGGCCGCTCTTAAACCAGCCATAGCCTCATGCACGCCCATGTCAGACTTACTCAAGTCCTGGTTGCTATTCTGCTTCCACTTGAGAGTAGCCAAACCGCTTTCAACATTGGAGACAATGAGATTCAGCTCATCATCTGTCAGCTTTTCACCATCCAGGGCTGCGCCATGCTCACTAAACTCAACAATATGGGACTGCCCCATACCGGGCCGAATATATTCAAAAACAGCGGCCCTTTGTGGGGCTTGAAGCTTGTTGGAAACCACCCCAACAATACCAGGTACTGTATTGGCTACCGGCTCAGGAATCTGATGCTCGGTAACCGAGAACTCGGGGACCATCTTGAGGGCTTCTATTCCAGTCTGGCCGTCTACACCCAAAGGCCCTTCGGGAATCATAGCTGCTAGGATCCCATGGTAGTCTTCTAGGTGGTGGACTGCGTTTTGAACCACCATGAACCGACCAGCGGGTAGGTAATCATTACCCACCTTCATCTTGACGGCGTAAACCTCAGGAAGGCTAACTTGGTACCCCTCTAGCTCGTCTCTGATGGACTTCCTCAGCTCAACCAGATATCCTTCTAACTGATGGACTTGGCCAACCAGCGAAGTATTAGTAATGTACTCCTGGTTAATGTCCTGATGCTTCTTAATCTGGTAGTCCTTGGCGATCCCCATGAAGTAGTCCAAGAACGAGTCAGAAACCTCAGGAAGGTCAGCTTTGTCCAACCGAGCTTTTAGAAACTTTCGAAACTTACCGTGGTCCCAAGGGTCTTTGTAGTCCTTGATGGCGTCAACGATGTGGTTCTTGTAGACGCCACCTAGCTCTTCCCTTTGTAGAGCTTGGCCGCCAGTAAGAGTAGAAGGGGCTGCGTCTCCACCACCCGCCGTCATGCTCTTTAGTAGCTCTAAGCTCTGGACCAGATCAATAAGCGGGTTCTTGGTAAAATCCGACACGATTGGGTTGTACTGGTACTCTGGGGCGTCACCGATGCTTCGGCTTGAAGGATCGGACAATAATTCAGACTTCTCGATGTCCTCTTTTTGGTATCCCTTAGGGGCGTTGGTGTCTTTAACCACACCGGATAGACAGGTCTTATTGCAGGGGCCAATGATTAGAGCAACCTTCCTAGCGATGGAGGTCTTAATGATGTTTCCATCCCGCTCAAGGGTTGTACCCTCTACGGAGTACCTAACCGTAATTTCATCATCGTGGTAGACAGCATCCCGGATTTGGGCCGCTAGGGCCTCTGCTCCGGTGTGGCCCGCAGCATCGTAAAGCCGGACCATACCGTAGAGAAAGGGCTGCTCCTTGACTTTCTTCCAAAACATCCTTTGGCGGTCATCTTCGCAGTCCGAAGCCTTAAAAACCTTGTGGACGTAGATGATCCTTCCTACGATCTCCCGGCCAAAGCCTCCAGCGTCTATTCCCTTGTGCTCGTAATTGGCAACCCCGTGCCCCTCTTCCATAGAGGAGATATCAATACCTTCAAGTTTTACAACTTCTCCTGAAGAGTCGATGGCCTCCGATGAAAAAACTCCATCGATGAGCATTCCCTTGGAATCTTTAATGTTGGGGCACAGCATTTACAATAAAGATTGACTTGACACAAAGGAGAATAGAAAGTAGCGTTCTTCACATGAAAACTATTGGAATGTTTTTGCTTGCCTTCTTCGCCTTTCCTACGGCCTTCAACATGGCGCTATGCGCCAAAAAGGCCGCGTCATTTGAAAACTTTGTCACTTGCGCTAAAGTAACCTATTTATCCCACAAGGTGTGCAATGAACCTACAGATACTAACTCTTCTAATGTTTCTAAATGGCATGAACGGCGGTAATAGGTGCTTAGCACCGGAATCCGCCGATGTGGTGCCTCTTCAGGAGCTAATAGCTAAACGCTCCTACGTCCTGCAGACCAAGCTAGACTCCTCAGACGCCAAGGAGATGGCAATAGCTGCAACTGAAGTAGGTAGGGAGTTCGGGCTTAGCCCGGTATTTGTTGTAGCCCTTATAGAAGTCGAAAGCCGGTACGATAAGAGAGCAAAGTCTAAGAAAGGCTGTCGGGGACTGATTCAGCTATCCAAACGGACCAGCAAGTACTTGGTGGAGAAGTTCAAGATCGTGGGGGATCCGTTTTACGACATTAGGAACAACATCTACCTAGGAATAGCCTACCTGGCCGAACTAATAGGAGAACAGCGCAACCTACTGAAGGCTTTGACCATTTACAACAAGGGGTATGGAAACTGGATTAACGATCCCACGATCTCTAGATACACCTACACTGTCACCAAACGATTCCGATACCTAAAAACATTAGTAACTCAGGATTCTGAATTTGGTTGCAGAAAATAATTGACTTTCTTAGAACAAACACAGATAATTACAAACATTCAGGAGGTACCGCTCATTGACACCAACCATTCTTACCGTTTATGACGCAAAAAACGAACTAGTAGCTACCACAGTTATTGATTACGACCAAATAGATAAAACCGTTGCCGGCATCAAAGACGCCTGTGAACAGCACCAGTGGCACCACAGACTGAGTGTCCCTTGGCCCCGGCAAGTGTTTCTCGACTCCCTCAATAGAGTTTTTTAATGACCAAGCCAATTATCTTCCTAGACATTGATGGCGTTCTGAACAGCCAAGAGTTTGTAGATCTTCTTGGCGACCAGTGGACAATGAACGAAGTGGATCGCAAAGCGGTGGAGCGACTGAATAAGATCGTAGAAGCCACCGGGGCTGATGTTGTTATTTCGTCTACCTGGCGAATCATGCTCCACTTGGACTTCATTGAAAACGTTATTAACGATGCTGGCGGCAAAGTTACTATTATTGACAAGACTCCACGCCTTGGCGGTCCTAGAGGTTATGAAATCCAGAAGTGGTTGGACGAGAACCCCGGCCACGACAGGTTTGTAATCCTGGACGATTGCGAAGACATGGTCCATTTGTGGCCGCATCTAGTTGAAACTACTTGGGATCTTGGACTTTTAGACGAACACGTAGAACGAGCTATTGAAGTTATTAACAAAGGAGTAGAAGTATGAGTTTTTTGAACCAACATAACCAATTTACTAAGGGCCGATTTAAATTTGAAAATCTTGAGGATGTACTTGAGGAAGAGCCGGAATACCTAGAATACCTTTTAGACAACTGTGAACTAGACCCATCAGAAGCGGCTGCAATTCAGGAAGCTTTGGATTTGGCGAGTGTGGAATGAACAGGTATGTGTATGTAGTCGTCTTTGAGGAGATGCACGAAGGCGATATGCTAGACAGTATCTGGGCCACTGAAGATGCTGCAGAAGCACGACGAATTGAAATAAATGACGATTATTGCTGCATACAAAAGTGGCAAGTCCAATACAAGACGGAGACGAAGAAGTGACCAAAACCGTAAAAGTTTGGGTGTATGCTAAAAACGAAGAGGAAGCCCTAATCAACGCTACTCACTCTGGAGAATATGATCCGTGGGATACAAAAGAGGACGCTATCGGGGATCGCCAGCGCCCAGGTTGTGTATATCCGGGAGAAAAACTCTGGAGAGTAACCATAATCAAGACCGTCACAGCCTTGGCTTGTCCGGAGGAATAAGTGACCCTCGTACTGTGCCATCTTGACATGGAAGTCATGCTTGATATCGACATGACCAACAAAGATCTCAAAGACATTGAGTTTGCAGCAAAATGGCTAGGAGAAGAGGAACTTTGTCGGGCAAAGCTCAAAACTGCAGAAATCGTTCCCTGTATAGAAGCTTTGCCACAAAATTGGAAAGGCGCCCTTCCGTACCGAGAAGACCGAAGCGGCCCAGAACTAACATGCGACCAGATACTGCTAGGCAAAAGAAACGTCACTAGCGCTTTATACTGCCCTATGTGTGGATATCAATGGTGTGGCCCCTCCGGTGGTGCACCAACAACCTGTCCAAACTCCAAATGCTACGATAAACCCCTTCAGGCGAGACAAAATGACAGAAAAAGAGTGGCTCGATCTAGACGCTTCCCGGAAACTGGGCCACCCAAGAAGTTTTCCGTGCAGCAGAGCATCTGATCAGATCAAAGCTCCGAGATCTCCTAAGAAAAGACCCTCCACGGACCAAATATCTCTCATCCAAAGGAAGTCAAGACTACAATGAGTTTACGGCACTCAGGAATATCAGAAATCTCCGTGTATGGGCTCTATTGGATGGAAACCTTCCCCCACACACAATAAATGTCTCCCTAGGAGGAGAACGAGATTTAATCGTCAAGATGTTTATTATCGTTTAATACAGGAAACAAATGAAACCTACCTTCAAATTCAAATCCCCCCAGCAACCCGCTATCCGTTTTAAGAAGCTAAACCCTAACGCTACTATTCCCCAATACAAAACGGCCGGTGCGGCCGGCATGGACTTGGCTTATTGTGGCGACGCCCCCCTACATCTTATTAAGGACGAGCCGTACCTGGTGTCCACAGGGCTTGCTATTGAAATCCCTGATGGCTACGAGGGCCAAATCCGCCCAAGAAGCAGCTTCGCATGTATGGGCGTAATGGTCCTAAACAGCCCTGGTACGATTGACTGTGACTACCGAGGTGAAGTCAAGGTAATCCTGGCCAGCACGATTAATAATTGTATCGACTTGAAGCCGGGTGAACGAATCGCCCAGCTAGTTATTACTCCAGTCGTTCAGGCGGTAATCTTGGAAGTTGAGGAGCTTTCTAGTACCGAACGGGGTGCTGGTGGTTTTGGAAGTACTGGTAAGTAACGTTTTTGTTGACAGACCATATAATATACGATACAAAGTAACTAATGAAATCTTGGGTAGCGCAATATGCCATTAAAACCGCCAAGGGAAGTAAGTACCCCCATTTTAGGCACGGTGCGGTTACGGAATGTGGGGGTAGGATTCTTACTAAGAAACCCAACATTAGTAAGAGTTGCACTCCTGACGCCAGCATGAACACCCATGCCGAAATTGCAACGATCAAACAACTTCAATCAAAGTCCCGCTTGCTTTCTACCAAGAAACCAGTTAACCTATACGTAGCTAGAGTTTCTCCAAGAGGAGAGGTTGTACTCTCCAAGCCTTGCGAAAAATGCTTGGCGGCCATTATGGCCAGTGGGATTATTAACACAGTGTTTTACTCGACCAACACCGGGTGGGATTCGATCCAAATAGGATGACAATGAAAAAGTACACGTTCGAAAACAGCATAGAGGGTGTCAAAGTCACGAAGCAAATTGAAGACCGGGTGATCCCGCTCGGATACTCAGAAAGCTTGTGGCAGGCACTTGATGAGTGTGCGGAAGATCTCACTCCAGGGACTATCGTGGATATGTCAAGCCTAAAAGAAACTCTTCGCTGGAGAGACGACGAATACATGTATGAAACTTTCTTTAGCAGTCCCGTAACCTGGATCTCAACCATTAGCTGCTTGGGGAATAATTAGATATCGCAGTCTTTCAGGAAATTCGTGGACCGATTCAGTAGGACTCCAATCCAAACGATCTAGCTTGTTTTCGTTATCGTCCTTCCACAAAGGTTGGACATTCGTAAAGTGATTTGCTGCAAGGAAGCTGTCCCTGCTACAAAGATCGGATTTTGATAAAGGACTTACGTGGTCAAGCTCCCACTCCTTGCCGTAATTATCCCAAGTCATATTCGGCCAAAACAGAGACTCTATGTATTCTTTAAATTCCAAGCCGGTACATCCCATCTCACTTGAGGATCCAGCCTTAAAACCACGTTTAACGCATTTACGCAGGCGGGTTCGGATATTCTTAGTCAGCCTGTACTGCAAGTCCGTTGCAAAACGCTCGTTTTCTTTGGCGTTTCGCTTTTCCTTATTGTCTCGTCTATACGCCTTGGTTTTACTCTTAAGGTAGTCGCGGTTTTCTTGATAATATCTCCTACCGTATTCCCTTTGTTTCTCTCTGTTGTTCTTGTAGTAGTTTCGGCCATTATTCGGATTCTGTTTTCTATATCTAACACCCTCTTCGTGGCGACATTCTTTACATCGCGATCTTTTTCCGCTTTTGACGGCCGAATGTTTACCAAATGAGTCTAAAGGAAGAACCCTGTTACAGCCTCCGCATGTTTTCCCTGTTGTCTTATCTATCGTGTCACTCAAATTGTCAACCACCATGCTGGAATTTCCAAATATCAAACCCCGGCTCGATATAGGTTATCTTGCCGCCCGATGTAAAACCAAAACCTGGCATCATTGTGCCATATGAATGACGACAGTGAGGATGCTGACCGCCCGCACAAGGAGAAGTGTCACCGTGTTTTCCAAGCCCCATCTTGAGTTCTGAGACTTTCCACGCTCTTGGCGTGATCCCGTCTTCTAGGTAGAACAATCTCTGGCAGTCCTTACAGGTGTGTTGATCGTTCGGGCCAATGAACACCACCGTTGGATCGGAAATGTTGGAGAATGCGTTGATTTTCGTAATTGCATCTAGGGTGCTTAAGTTCTTTGCTCTTCCCATTTCGTTATCCACCACGTTTTGTACGCCAGACGTTACTTTCTCCATGACGTTCGAAAGTTCTTCTTTAAGAACCTTCTCGACCCCACCTTCCGTACCGGCCTCCGCCTCGCTCAAAAATGTTTGCACGGTAGAGCGAATCTTGGCCTTAGCGGACTCTTGATGAGCATCTAGGTATTGCTCTATGATTTCTGTGACCGACTGCTTAAGGGGCTCGTTAGGCTTCATCCCCTCGCTTCTGGCAGCCTTGTCGAAGATGCTAGGCAGTGCCAGGTCTTCCCTGTAGTCCACCGCCTTATCGGGTTTCACGCTGAAACGAATCTGCTTAGGTTCGAAGTTCTTTCCAAGGAACCTAAGCTTCATTCGGTTGAACAAAGCCTCAATGGCCGCATCAATGGCTTTCACGCCGCTTTTTGGTATGAAGTATCTCAATTACTTCCTCGGTTTTATGTTTTTAGTAACTTCCAGGACTTCCTTGATGGCGTCCTTGACATCGTCCTCAAAGCCCTGCATCATAAATTTCATTGCTTTATTCTGCGTATGTAGGATCCGACGCTTCTCAGGTGAGAGGTTATCCTCAGACTTGGTCATTAGCTCGTAGGCTTGGTCCACCCCCCTAGCTAGGTCCTCAGGCCCCTGATTGCTTTGGTCAGCAGGTTGTTGGACATTTGGATCTTGGGGCTGTTGCTGCGGCTGCTGGGCTTGCTGCTGCATCTGTTGCTGTTGCATGGCCATTTGCTGCTGTTGTTGCTGAAAGTGAAGGAACTGAAAATAGAGAGGATCCCTGAAGTACTGGAACCGAGGATCCTTGGCCGCTCCCTCAATACCCATGAACTTCTCCATGATCTCACCGACCATTAAGTAGCTATCTAGGTAGCCCTTGTAGACAGGGTTGAGCGGAATCTCTGAACACCAACGTTTGTCTAGAAGAGGCTGCTCAACTCGCTCAAGGATGTTGTTGTAGGTCATCCAGACTTGAGAGTTCTGCTGGATGTTTACAATTTCCTTCTCAGGTGTGTCAGCGTCTAGTCCTAAGAACTGAACACGACAAATTTTAGCTAGATAAGGATCAATTAGAGGGAAGATTTCCTTGTTGATGAAGTCTTCAAACCCGCTCAATAAGGGGCGTATGCCCACGTCGCGAGCGGCTGTTAGTTGGAACTCCTTGTTGGACTCCGAGAGTGCCTGCGAAGACGTACCACGGCTCAAGAACGACCAGCCGGGAAGTTCATCGGGAGACATCATGAACGCGGTGAGAATTTCACGGGCGTTCAAGTCAGTCAGGTACTGGAACTCCATGTCCCGGCTGCCGGACGTATCCATCGGCTGCCAATTGATATCAGCATCAGTGGAGATACCGAAAATAGGCATTCGGAAAGCTGCCTGACTTCCATTGATGTTCGCGGCGAACTGCTGCTTAATGTTATGGATTACAGTAGGATTCGTATCATCCGACTTGATGACAAGCATACCTCTGGCTGCGCGGCCAGACTGGAAGTACATCTTGTTGTGGGTCGTGATGTTGATGTGCGTAGTGATGGCTGACATCACCGTATCAATTGGCGTGACGGGATATCCATCTAACTCGTAGTTGTTTGTCGGGTAGAAGTTCCGACACTTCATTTCCTCAGAAGTGAAGACCTGCTTGGGTGTCCCCTCAATAACCTGCACCCAGTCGTAACGCTGGGGAATCCCTCTAGGTTCTCTTACTTGTTTCTTGCCAGTGACCTTTACAATCAGGTCATAGGCCTGCTCACGAATGCTCTGTTTCGCAGCGTTGTCCTCAGGAACTGCCTGGTAGATCGTACCGGCATCAGTAGCCACAAAGTAGACGAACTTCTTCTCATCAGTCTTTAAGTCCGTCTTGTACACAATTTCTGTCGCAATACGGCCAACAGTGACTGCGTCTCTGGCCGAAACCGACAGGTATTCCGAAAAGCTAGCTTGACAATAGTCTTTGGCCTCTTCAGTATGACCACAGGTATTCAGAAGTTTTACTGCAACCTGAATCCTACCATTCAGTTCTTGCTTCTCTTGCTCCTTCAGGGAGTCAAGTACGCCTGTGTCTGGTCTAATGACGAACCCACAGCTAAACCGATCCGGCCGTGGATGGCCGAAGATGGAGACGTGATTTTGCCTGGCCCTTACAATGTTCGAAACAAGGGAGTCCTGAATTGCAATTCGCTTCAGGATTGAATCGGGGAGTAGTCTCGCCTTAGGCTTGTAGACGTTGGCGTACGAATTGACCCGCGTAGGATCTACTTCGAAAGCTAACCGCTCAACTTCCTGATTAGGTCCATCTAGAACGTTCAGGATTGACTTGGTAAGACTGTTTGTGGTCCTGACATTAACGGAGGACTTTAGAAGTGCCGCCTCTTCTGGCGTCTCTCCCCAAACAACCCCGTCGCTCTTAGCTTTCTTTTTGATCATAAGTTACTCTGCCGAAATAACCCGAACTGAGGCCTGTTGGGTCGAGTTGTTAGTAACGGTCAATGAGTAGACAACACTTGTAATCTCATAGAGCCCTGGGTAGTCCCTGTTGCCGGCCTGGAACGGGACGATTACGCCCGAACTAAGGCCGTTCAGGGAGATTGAAACTTCTTGGTCTGACTCAATGTAAACGTATTGTTTCGCGGAAGCATATACAACCAAGCTGCCTGCACCAGGAACGACTGAAACTGTCGTAGGAAGGGGTGCTGAGGATTGGAACTCAATAAAGCTTGACGTCACCTCTACAATTTCATAGTTGTGGAGCAGACTCATTGCAAACCCAGAGACAAAGCCAACCACATTGTCAATCTGAACACCATCAGACGAGTACGCCAGGAACTGGGTATTGGCCGTTACGGCCTCTGTTTCAGAGACACCGGAGAAAACCGAGCCAGTTTCTCTTACCAGGGTCAGTTGAGTGGCCGATGCGGCCAAAACGACCCAGTGACCTTCATTCATTGGAGAAAAGAGGCTGGTATCACCCGTTGTGGCTCCTGGAATGAAAACATCGTCGCCAACCTGGATGTTACCAAAGACCGATCCAGCACTGTGGGTAACTGTAGCAGTCTGATTGCCTTGAATAACCACCGTCAAGCTTCCACCCGACAACGACAGGGCCCTACTTGTGCGGAACTGTGGGTCAGCTCCTCCTACCCAAGCTAGCCTATAGCGGCTGGGGGACAGGTTTGACAGAGAAACAGAAAACTGAGTGGTGTTGTCATAGGCAAGGGCCACAGTGCCGTCGAAAACGTTCTTCGACGCAAACGACGGCAAAACGAACCTATCGTTTGAAGGAGCCTCTACCGGAATCCCCACAATGGTATCCCGAGTCCAGTTAACAGCTACCAGTTTGGGTGCGGCTGTCTGGTTTTGATCGTCAAAGGCAATGATCTTTTTGAAGACACTAAGAGTAGGCATTTCTCCTAAAAGATTGCTCGTTACCCAAGTTCGAAGATGATTCCGGAGCTGGTCTGAAGGTCATCATCCTGCTCTGGTTCCTCAGTATCTTTATAGTCAAAACTCAATGTTTTCCCGTCCAAGGACTGGATTTTAATCTGCCTGGACTGAGGGGTTGGGGGCATCTCCTGGCCTGTGATCTCGGCTATCTTTTGAGACATCCAGTTGTCTACGCTGTACTGGACCTGGCCATCCACATCTGTTGGTCTACTTTGGGGGCCATCATGGCCCTGGACGACGGTTGTCCTACCCTTGTAGGGGAAGACTCCCATAACCATGTACCTTAGTGCGTCTGGTAAGTCCTTGTTGTCGTCAGAGATTAGATCGGTGGGCTTGTGGCCTGCATCTAGCTTCCAGTGGTGCTCCTGAAGGTGCTTTAGTAAGATGTCCATTCCTGGGTCGTCTAGGATATCATGGACGAAGTACAGTTCAGGTTCGGCGCCCAATGGAGGAGTGAGCTTCATTTGCACTGTGGCAATACCTCCTACAACCGACCCCCTGCCCTTAGTCCACTTGATCATCCGGTAACCCTTATTTTTAAGGATTCGGATGGTTCCTGGATCTTCGGGGTCGGGATAGATGGCGGGGAAGTAGCCCTTGTAGGGAGCCATGGCTTCTAGCTTCTGGTCCGTCTCCAGTTCGGGCATTGCTAGGGCGTGAGTGACGAAGAGCTTGGAGACATCCTTGAAACCTTGAACATAGGCGAAGTTGTGGGAGTAACCGAAGTCCATGCCACCATACCAAGGGACGTCTCTTGTTTTGACGAAGGAAACTAGCTCAGCCTTGGTCATGTTGAGGTTGGGCGGATACTCACCCATGATCTTCTTATAGGCTTCTGCCGGCCTGATGACGTGCTTCTCAGGGGCGAACCTTGGGTAGACCAAACCCGTCGTTGAGGGGTGTTTACAAAGCAGCTCGGACGTCGACATTTCAACTGTCGCGTTCCGAAACTGGTTCTGAACGTGCGTAATCGACTTCAAAAACGGGGATGTGCAGGTCTGTTTATCAACAAGCCGACCTTTGCAGGCGAAGAAGAGTTTGCAGCGATTCAGGCAGCCGTTGTGACAATTCTCGTGCTTCTCATACTTTGACTGCTCAATTACAGGAAGCTTCAAGTACTCTTCTGTCGTTTTGGTGGCGAGGAGTTCATCCGAAGAGTAGATCGTTACCTTCTCTTTTTCAGGTTGATGTCTGGTGGTAGGACATGCCTGGGTGACGTCGAGGATGTTCCAGTGGCGGATTACCAATCCGGTTCTGGCCGACTCATTGATCTCATCCTGAACCAAACCGAACGCGGTCTTCCTGGTCGATGTCAACACCGTTAAGGGAAGTCTGCGTTCGCCATTTGCGGCATAGGACTCTGAGGGAATGAACTTTGACTGCCTATAAGCGGCCCTAGACTCGTCCCCCAACATAACGTCGATCTCGTCCAAGACCAACATGCCGTGCTTTGAGTTACACGACTGAACAGTTGCCACAAGGACTTCGACGTTGTTGTTTACCGCCAGATACTTTTCCTGCTCTTCTGGCGGTAAAGTTCGCCATTCAGCATCTGACAGGTAAACCCCTACCCCATCCACAGGAACATAGAAAAATAAGCCGGTAAGAGCCCTACTGTCACCACCCACGAACGGCCTCAGGAGTGGCCGACTGAGGAACTTTTTGATATACCCCTGGACGGTAGCCGACTGCTCTCTAATAGCCGCAAGGTGGAAGATGTTGTTTCTTGCGTGAAATAGGAGCATTACCTCAATGACTGATTCATCAAGGGACTTGCCTCCTTCTCGACAGGAGTAGTACAGAATCCTGGAAACGTCCTCATTCTCAGGCCCGTGGACCTGGTGGGAATAGCACTCCCAAACCATGTCTAGGGGTGTGCAGTTGGAGGCTTCGTCAACAATGCACCCCGGAAGGTCTAGGTCTAGAAAGAACTCAACCCACTGGTGGCATTCCTCTCTGGTCTTACAAGGACTAAAGAGTAGTCGCCGTAGATGCTCTTCCTGAGCGGAAAAGGTAATTGGCATTACTCCGCCTTACCCTGCTGGATCTTGTTCCTTCGAGTAGCTACCAGATCCCCCAAAGAAGGCAGCTTCGCAGGTTCTGGCTTCTTTTCCGGCTCTAGTTGCTGTTTTGGCTCAGTTACATCAGAAACCTGAATCTTCTTGATGTTGTCTTGGCCGGTTAGCTTCATAAGCACTTCCACGGCCTCTTTGTACTGGCGCAAGGAAGCTATTTCAAAGTTGCTACCCTTCAAGCACTCAGGATCTTCGGTCTGAATGTACTTCTTGAGTTTGGTGCCGTCCTTGATGTGGGTAACGGCCAGAAGGTCAGAGATAAAGCCTACTCCCTCTGCTGCAGTCTGGACTACCCGGTTCTTGGCATTGAAATACAACTCCTCTAAGTAGTCCTGATACTTTGCATCCCAGCGGTCTAAGACCGCAGAATTGACGATTGTGCCTAATGAGTACTGAGGATTGAGTTCGGCAATTTCGGTAAGAGTCTTACCTTGGAGATACAGAGCAAAAAACTGGATAGCTGTGGGCGGGGCGAGGGGGAAGCTCTCTAGACCGCCCTTGCGGAAGTTCCTCTTGAAGACTTCTAGTGCTGCGCGTTCAGAATCAGTGAGCCAACTAACGCTTGCGTCTAGCGCGGTTATTTCTTGCCGGCTTCCGTCGCTGACTATTTCTGCTTCTAACGGTTTTTGCTGGCTTGGGTTCTGGTTTTCCAACATCTTTACCTGAAGTAAAGATTGTCTGGCCGTTACACAAAATTTGTAGCTTCCAGTTAGCCCCTAGGAGAAATCGAATCTGGTCCTCCAGCTCCAGGAGTCGCTTGCCGTAGTTCTTGTCGAGTTTCTTCTTGGGGCGGACCCACTTGTAGTAAACCGTGTAGGTGTCAAAATCGATATCCGCCACGTTGTTGTCGAGTTCAGGATCGACCGCAAACGGCCACAGGCGCAATTGAGCCTCCTGTAGCGGGTCTAGGGTGCCAAAGCGCCTAGTAAGGTCCCTAAGCTGCAGCAGCTTGCTTTCCAGAGGGTGTTCGTTAACCCACTCTGGTGTGTGTGGTTTCTCAGATTCCATTCAGTCTATCCCCCACGACTTTATTAAGCAATGCAACATCTGTGCCATTTGGTGGCACGAAATTACCAACGAATTTATTGAAAGACACCGCAATTCCATCACTCTCAGAAATTTGAGACTTCTTGGCCCTTAGGGGGAATGACCGACACTTAGCATTGTGAGATGCCTTCAATTCCAACATCCGCCCTGAGATGTACTCCTGAGGCCCGTAGATATCCACCCTGACGTCCGACCGTTCTGCCGGTGCTTCTATCTTGGCCGGAGCTTCCTCGGAGTCCACGTAGCGGTAGATCCTCTTACATGTCCCCGTTGTGGGAATAGCCTTGATGCCTTTGTAAGTGCCAGCTTCACTAAATTCAACCACGTAGATGTATCGTTCCTGATTGGCGTCAGAAAGAGTCCTCCACCTTGGACTTCCTGGGTAAAACACCTTGCTAAACTTCATCGGAGTGTGGATGTGCCCAGAAATAATGCTCTCAAACGGCACTGCCACAGGATTGACGCCGTCCTTAGCATAAAAACCTTCCTGCAGCTTCGCACCATCAAATGTCTGATGGCAAATCAGCACACATGGCCCACTTTCGGCCCTAAGGGCCGTAGCTTGGGCCAAAAACTCTACAGGGTCGTGATAGTATGGCATCGCCGCTACGCCCGGAAAGAGCTTCACGGGTTTATCCACAATCGTACAGTCGGGATTGCCCTTGTGGCAAATCAAGGCATGGGGCATCTGTATCGTAGGGCTGAAACAGTCGTGATTGCCTACGAGCACAATCGACTTGGGCAGCCCAGCAAGAAACTCCTTCCAAAAGTGGATGCAAGGAGTGTTCACCACCGAATGGGAGTTGTAGATGTCCCCAAGGATGATAGTAGTGTCTACCTTGTATTCCTCAATGGACTTGTACACCAGCCCCTTAAGGGTTTCACAGTCCCCAAGCTCCTGAGGAGTGGCGTGGGGATCTCCTACGATAAGGACTTTCATGCTGGATACTTCGGCGTTACTTCGCGAGCGCTGGACAACACAACAACTTGTTCCCCTGGAACCAAGATAAATGGAACTGGGGTCTTACCGTCTTCACCCACTACACCACCACAAGTACAGATCGCCTTGGTCCAAGGGTGCTGAATACAGTCAGCCTTAACATAAACGGTACTTCCGGCATCGATAGAGAGGAACAGATCATTAATGACTCCTTCAAAATCAATAACCGTGGTCAGTGGAAGAAGAACTCCACCATGTCCGAAGTCACCCACTCTCAACGAGCCAACTGTCTTTGACTTTACTGCGGTGTTCTCAAGGGGCTTACATGCAATTTGTCTATTCAGCGTCCGCACTGGTAGTCTCCTCTAGTGTTTTAGAGATTTTCTCAATAATATCAACGATCTTAACGTTTCTATGCTTGGCAATCTGGACCAGTCCAAGGTACATCAGGTGAGCGTCAATCTGTAGCTTGTTTCCAATCCTGTCACTAAAAAGTACTGAATCATTCAGTGACGGATTCTCTCCTAGACAGGTAGATTGAACGCCAGTAACGGTAGTTCCCTTAGCAGACGTGCTGATGATTGAGATCAAAATCAAGTCCCTTTAGTTTGAGGATTTTTTGTTCGAGGACGGTTAAGGTCCCAACGAAGTGGAACATGACGGCCAAGCTTTCGGCTCGTTCGAGCCGGACATCTGGCCGGGTATCTGCTGGTGCCGAGAGCCTGTTGACATTTTCTTCACCGACGTCTTCATCATCAAGTGGAGGTCTAGTATCACATGATACTATGCTGGCTGCTAGAAGCAGGTTTCTGACTTCTTCCCCTGTAGCATCCTTGGTCTGTAGGGGTTTGGACTTGTCCTTCCGGTTGTCTCCATTGATTTGGGCTAGGAGAGTTTCTTCTTGGTACTCCCCTTCAACATTCCTAGCCATGAACTTGTGGGCTCGGTACAGAGCCCGTTTTTCGTCAGGATAGAAGTGGATGAAGGTTTCATTGTATCGGGCAATGTAGTCACCTGAAATTCTACCAATAACTACACCACGCCAAACTCTAGCGTACTGGCCGCAGTACTTGTCAATTGCGGACAGCAAGCCACCAACTCCTATCTGGACAAGGTCCATAAAGGACAGGTGGGACTTAGGAGTCTTAGAGAAGAAGATCCTGGCTCTACTAATAACCAAGGGGAGGTTCATGAGAACCAGCTCTTGGCGCAACCCAAGGATCTTGTTAAAGGTTTTGGTTAGCTTACTGCTCTGTTCGAACTTAAACCGTTTGACGAGGATCGAGATGAAGTGGTAATTTAGGTTGTACTTACAGGTACTTAGATAGTCTCTTGTTCGAATACTTTCCATTATTCCCAGGCCGAAGATCTCGTGACGTTCACGAAAAAACGGCCTGGCTGAAAGGAGGTTCTTGCGCTCGACCAGGATGTAGTCGTAGAAGACATCAAAGGCTTCCTTGACCTGGGGGTGTTTTAGAAGCTCTTGCTTAAAGTCCACCTCCAGAGCAGACAAACCGTCCACCCTCTCCCTCTGCAGTTGCAGAAGAGTTTCGTCGTTAAGCGTGCCATATTTCTCAATAGCATCTTTAACCTGGGCTGCAAAGAACTGAAAATGCTTGGCGTCTTCAACTAGTACCAAATTTCACCTATGACTGTATTGTACCATGTAATAACGCGGAGTGCAAGCTAAAAAATAATTATTATTCGTCTCTCCTGCAATTACATGGCTTTCCGCGTTTATCGTCTCCGCAGTTAATACAATAGGCTAGTGAGCTGATGACTTCGACCCTCTGGTCGAAGGTTAAAAGCCCAAGAATCCGATTAATCTGTGCGACATGCTGCTCCAGGAATGTCCTGTGCGGCTGGTGACTGCCGTTTGTAAGATTTAATAGGTAATCGGGCCAGGTTTGTATAGCTCTCTTGTTCTGATCCAGAATCTTGTTAACCCAATTCTCTTTTGGTTCTGCCATAGTTACCCCTTATACTCCAATCCCAGGATTGCTTCGTGATCCAACCCTAGCCGCTCCAGCTTCTTTCGGAAGTCAGCCTCTTCGGCCTTGGTAAACTTTGGGGCAATGCTGTCGGGATCCATTCGCCAGTGACGGACACATTCGACCTCTGGTCCACTAAACGTTAAAGCATCCAGTTGAAAGTCTTGAAATGCTTGCCAAGTAATTGGAAACATTGTCTTAACAATCTCAGCAATAGCCTCAGCATACACCCGAATCTCATACTGAGCGTGAGAGTCCAGACGAAGCTTCAGGAAGTGGAGAAGGTTGTGTAGGTCAATCTTCCATACCCACTTGGTATAGGTGGCTACAGGAAGGTTGATTCGAGCAAGCTCCCTGGAGATGCCTCCGTTGGCCTTGATTTCTTCAAATGCCTCCTCAGTAAAACAAAATCCAGCAAACGTACCTTCCTCCGTTTCTACATCATGCCCAAGAAATTCGTGGTACGCACTAAAAGACTCCGACGCAAGGTCACCAAGCTGCTCCCTGAACTCGTTTGCCACATCGTTCGACGCAAACCTTCCAGATCCCTGCTTGTTGACGGGGCTTTGATATGCAACCCTGTCGGAGCTTGGCACATACACCAGCTCAGGAAGCTCACCGTAGCGGCCAGACATTTCATTTACGTTGGCCGTCCGATGCCTGATCCACTGCCGAGCAACAAAGATCGGCATCTGGCACAGGAACTTCAACTCGCACATTTCGAACGGTGAAGTGTGTTTGTCCCGCATCAAACGACGGATCAGTCGCTCGTCATCCGACACTTGTTTAGTTCCTTCACCGGCCATACTACAGCGGGCTGCCGCTGCAATGGCCGCGTCGTCGCCCATATAATCTTGAAGGATTACAAACCCGTGATCTAGAACAGGAATTTGCTTATCTAGGTAGGTTTCGTTGGATTGGGCTCGCATTTGGATTTAACGAATCTTACCACGGTCTTCTAAAAACGTCAAAATATTCCTCGGTCCATTCATATCTTTTTAAGTATTCATTCTAGGACCTTGCAGGAACCGTAAATCTCATTATAAATCCTAAACCTTTTTTCTGCATGACGGTGCATGATGTCGCAGTTGTACACGTCATAATCTATATAGATTGTGTCCGTCTTACCCGGAAAAAGCCTCGTTCCCCGGCCAACCCCCTGTCGGGTCTCTATCTCGGATGTGAGACCAACAATGTTCACTAAAAGATCGGCGGATCTAATATCCGTCCCGCAGGACAGGGCGCCTGTTGCTACCAATACAGGGAATTTTCCAAGATCGAAGTCGGCAACCAAATCCATGGGATGAAAATTCCTCTGCGCTACAGGAACTAAATCTCTATTGTCTTTAGTAAGTGGCCCGTGACCAAACATCGACGTTGCGGTGAGCCCACCATCCAACAACCGTTGGTATTGGTCAACCGTATCTACCAGCACCAAAACCCGTCTTTTCTTCTCCAGCACCGCCTTGTTAATAAGCTCCGCAGCATGGCGGTAGACATTTTTATTTTGCTGCAGGTGAGCACGATTCATCTTGATAACGTCGTCCGTATCAAGACTACTGTCGCTTTTAACCCTCACCTGAAAGAATTTCAGAGGAGATAGAAATCCCTCGTTGATCCCTTGCTCAACTGACATCTTGAAGACGATCTCTCCAGTAATAGCATCAAGGAGCAACCCTAGACCATCGTTCCTAAGCACCGTACCAGATACAAAGTAGCGATATGGAATATTAGAAAACAACCCAAACAGAACACTGGACAGAGACTGTGGGGGGGCTAGGTGGGCCTCGTCGGTTAGCACGATCTTTTTTGTCGTCAGATTCTCGTAATGTTCATCCCCCTTTTTCACATTGCTCAAAGACTTCGACACGGCGACAACGATGAACTTATTGGACTGCTTCTTTCCCCCAAAGAACTGGCCGACCTTGCCATTACCAAACCACGCCTTGAAGTCCTTTAGTGCCTGAAGGGCGATCGAAAGGGTTGGGACCATGATTACGGTAGGTAGCCCAATTCTCTTAATGATGGAAGCCATAATGAAAGTTTTTCCTAGGCCAGTACCTACTTCAATCGCCCCATGGCTCCTAGAGCCATCCAGCGGTGCTAATAGGTCTACTGACTTGGATTGGTACCACCTAGCCTCATATTTTGGAGGAGACGCCCAACAAATACTACCCCAAGCTGGCAACTCATACGTACGGACTACTGGCAGGCCTGTTTCTTTTGTTAACATCGTGGCTAGCCCAGAGTACGTGTAGTACCCGTGGGTGTCCTGAAACAGCAAGGACTTAAACCTTTGGCCATCAAGCAGCCGTATCTTCTCATCGAGATCAAAACGGCTGTTTTTGGCCAAGTACCAGTTCCTGGAACGCCCCTTAGGATTCAGGAGCCATTGGTCGTCTTGCTTCTGGATCTTGTGCCACTTCAACCATTCATAGGTTACTTTTTTATCCTCGTAAGTAAGCGAATCCTTTAGGGATTCTGTAATTATTTCCGAAGGGAGTCTAATAATTGTAGGAGATACCTGACGAAGCTCCAAAACTAACTCCTTGGCCTTGGCAGTACAATACTCTTGGTTTCGACTATCTTACTAAAAATTGCTTCAGTCACTTTTTCGACGTCCATGGCGCCTGTCTGGCGGATGGCGAGTTCCTTGTTCACGATACTCTTGTTCTCCCCGGCAACCATATCCGCCACGTACTCACGGGTCTTCTCCAGCATGGCCTTGATGGCGTCTTTGATGGTCGGACATCGCAGGAGGAAGCAAGGAAAGGCTTTTTCAGAAAAGAAGTCTTCCCACATACCGCCTCCATACAGATTAGTAAGATCTATGTCGTTCTCCAGAGCCAGGAGCTTGACGTCTTTACTAATAAAGTCTCGCTTGACAAATGCTGCCTGGTGCTTGTCCACCAAAGACTTCCACTCTCCAACGAAAGTATTGAAGCTTTTAGTAAACGTCACTTCCTCGTCCATGGGCTGATCAAAGTCAGCCGCCATGCTCCTTCTATGCTCAGCATAGAACTTACACGAGAGCATGAAGTCCAATCGCTCATCCTTGGGAACAGAACGGTACCACATTACCAAACTGGCCTTCTTGGTTTTTTCGGTGGACTTTGATGTGAATTCCGGATACCAAGCATAGGCGGCCTCGAACTGCTTCATAACAAAGTCGCTAAACCCGGTCTTGTTATTAAACTTGGCCAGCCATTCCTCAACTGTGTCCGGATCGGAGAGGAAGTTCCTAAGGAATTGGGGGTAGGTCATACCACCTGCGTTAAACGCATCAGAATAAGCCTGGCAAGCCTTTTGGATGTTCTCTGGTGTCTCGGTCCTACAAGCGACTGAAAACGCAGCCAGCGCTTTGCTGCGCTGTTCTGTGATACCTAGGTTGTCTGGCCAACACTCGAAGATGGTCGAGAAGATGTTTTCGACATCTTGATTGTCCTGAATAGGTAATTGGACCGATGACTTATGTTCTACCGCAGACTGGGGTTCCGGGGTAGTGTCACCGGGTTTATTGGTAACTCGAAAGAATTTTTCTATGAAAGAGAAAAGTAGGGGTAGCTTGTTGGGGGAATCTTCGACCTTGATCTCAACTGCACTCTTTAGGCGAGCGAAGGCGTCCTCATCTTTCACGAACTTCTCGATTACGTTTCTCTCTTGCACCCTCTGAACATAGGGTCGTGTCTTAGGCCAGAGCGCATCAATTTCATCGTACATCCTATCGAAATCCATATTTATCTTTCCTCCTGTGTTTTTTGAATAGAAACCAACTCCGTGATAAAATCCCCCAAAAAATAACGACCGTCTTCCTTCATGAGGCCAAATCCTTTTGCTTTATCGAGAGCATAGTAAACTACCCTTGTCGTTACTTTTATTCTATCGGCTATTTCGGAGATAAACACCCGTAGGTGGTTTGCCTCATCCAACTCTGATAGACAGAGTAGGATGGCTAGTGTCTCAGTGTGTTTAAACCCTAGACTGAGCAAAAGGGGTATTATCTTAACGGGGGCCAGTTCGGCCCCATCCAAGTATTTTAATTTCTCGTTCATTTGAGGAATGGAATTATAACAGGAAGGCGAGTAGTAAATCAAGTCAAAAAGTGAATAGGCATTCACTTTTAAGGTGAATACTTATTCACTTTCCTGTAACTAGGTGAGTTTATTGAGGAATTTGAAAGTGGGCACACGAAAGTGAACGCCTATTCACAAACTAGGATCTGAGATCCGGATCTTAAGAAAGAGAAGAGTAAGAACTACTAGGGTGCGAACAAGCGTTCACTTTTCAGCAACTCCTTGAAATCATAAAGGAATTTGAATTCTTGCTAATAAAAAGTGAACACCTGTTCACAAAATGCACAAAAAGTGAATACCCGTTCACTTTCCTGTGCAATTCCGGGTAAGAATACCTCCCACACCAAACTACATTTCGGTAGTTATTAGTAACTTACTTTAGACGACACCAGCTCACAATATCACACCTGCCGACCTCCGAAAGTAGGATTCCACCGAAACGGTGGAAAGGTCAAACTTTCTACCAAAATGGTGAAAAGTAATAACTTCCTGTTGACGCGGATGTGAAGTTGTGATACAATATCCTCTTCAACTCAGGAGTATAATTTGGCATCTACCGTTAAGCCACACGCAGCCTTTAAGACCGTTTTACCACGTTCTGAAAAGTTAGAGAACCACATTCTCTCCACGATGGAGAAAATCGCTAAAATCGTTGGAGGCACACTCGGCCCTGGTGGCCACCCCGTCCTGATTGAACGTCAGGAGATGGATCTGGCTCCGATGGTTACCAAAGACGGAGTTACAGTCTTCCGCTCCCTTGGGTTCCCCGATGCAGTAGACCAGAACATCCTAGAAGCGGCCCGAGATGCGTCCGTAAGGACCGCTGTAGAGGCCGGCGATGGAACCACAACAGCTACCATTCTGGCTGAGGCATTTGTCAGGTACACCCTAGAATACTGCAAGAAGAATCCGGGCGTACCGCCCATCAAGGTTATTAAGACCATCCAAAATGTCTACAAGAACGTCCTGGAGCCCTTGATTGACAAATCGGCCATAACCTGCTCCCTAGGAACAGAGACTGGCCGTAAGCTGCTGCATTCAGTTGCCGCTCTTTCAGGCAACGGTGACACCGAACTAGGTGATGCCGTCATGAAGTGCTTTGATATTTGTGGCGATGATGGAAATGTGACCATTATCGAAAGCTCTGGCCCTACTTCCTACGAAGTCGAGTCCATCAAGGGCTTCCCGATTGCTATGGGATACGAGGAGAGCTGTGCGAAGTTCTTCCCTACGTTTATTAACGACAACACCACCCAGCGAATTGTCGCTGACAAGCCGTTGTTTTTGTTGTACCTTGGTCGAATTACCGATTTCCAGAATATCCTGCCCGCTTTGGTTAAAGTAGCTGACGGCTGGAAGGATGGCTGGATTACTAGCCACAACCTAGTTGTCGTAGCTACGGGCTTCTCGGAGTCGGTCCTTGCTCAGTTTGCCTTTATCACTGGTAATCCTGAACAGATCAATGTTTTTCCTCTAGTTGTTCCTCAGTCTCCGTTGATGAATGGCCAGAAGAACTTCCTGGACGACCTTGCCGCAGTCACAGGTGCTACGGTCCTAGACCAAGTCACCCGTCCGCTTGAGACAATCGAGATGGTTCCCGATGATGGCGAGGGGAGCTACAAGACGGACTTTGGTAACATCAAAATCGAGGAAAATGATGCCGGAACTCCTATTTGGGTTCCTGCAGGGGTTACCACCTACGAGTGTGGCCGGTACCGCAGCAGCGTTGTTGGTTTCGCCGACGAAGAACTACTCCTGCAGCGATTGGAAGTAGTTAAACAGCAACTAGCCAGCTCGGAAAGCAAGCTTGAGGCAGACCTTACCAATGAACGGGTGGCGAAGCTTACTGGCGGCATTGCGAAGCTAAAGGTTATTGGTAGTTCCAATGGAGAGCTTAAAGAGCGCAGAGATAGGGCGGAAGACGCGGTTTGCGCGGTTCGAGGCGCCCTTAAACACGGCGCTTTGATTGGGGGTGGCTGGATGCTTGCAAAGCTTATTAATACTCTGGATGACAACGATCCTGTTCAGGCGGAAATTATTAAGCTGGCCCTTTGGATGCCCATCATCACCCTGTACGAAAATGCCGGGTTGGATACCAGCTACGAATCCTTGACGAAGGACTTCACGTTCCGGAAGAACGGCAAGCTCGAAAACGTAATGGTCCGGGATATTAGTAAGAACGAGGTAGTTAATGCCATCGAAAACGGCATTCTCGATTCTCTTCCTGCAGTCCGGGAAGCTTTGAAAAACAGCATTAGTATTGCCACCTTGCTGGGAACTCTTGGTGGGTGTGTTGTTTATCCTCGTGATAAAGAAGTGGACAAAATCGAAGGGGCGGACTATAATAGCTTTATTAGGGATTCCGGTTGGAACCCAGCAAACGAGAGGGCGTAGAAATGGATGGTAAGAGTAAAAACAAGCTGGCCATAGAAAAAATGGCCGATACGGCCAAAATTGTTGAGGAAGCCATTAATAATGCCCAAATGAATCTAGCTGGAGCAAAGGCCCGTAAGCGGGCAGTAGAAAGAGCCTGTAATACGCCAACCGACTATACTCTGTATCACCGCCAAAAACTGGCGGAGCCGGGGGTCGTCCCGATGCCTAGTTGTCGAGACATGGAAATCATTACCAAAGTTCAAGCACTAGAAAACGCTAAGAGGACGGCTAAGGATATTGTAAGACAAGTTATTGAATTGGGAAAGGATTCCATAAAGTTCTTGAAAGAGCACAAGAAGGCATTAAAAGACTATTACAAGTTTCTAGAAAAATATGATCACACCTTTTAGGAGAAATAGAAATTGTCATGAAAGAATATTACACTAAAATTACGGATTTGTGGTATGGAAAGCCTAGACAGAATCGATTTGGCTCGGGTTGGGTTATTTGTCCAAAAGAACGAGTAGATTCCGTTTCTGTAAACGTAGCGAAGGGAGAAGTTAAGGAACTTGAACGCACGCTACTTGCTGCGGTTAGAAAATTAGAATACATCTTAGGAAAGTTGGTTCTTAACAGGAAAGATCTCTGTATATGTAAAATGGCAGAAATAAAAGGCTTGATTGCGTACACCCTGTTTCCGTTGGTGTGCCCAGAATTAAGTGACAGTTACCGAATTCAATTCATTGAGGAGAAGAAGAAATCATGAGCGAAGTTGATACAAGCGTAGGAAATGTTGCAGTACAGGTTGAAAACGCCGCCGTAACGGCGGGAAATGTGGTTGTTACCGAGGTTAAAAGTGCAGAAGCCGCAGTTGCACCAGTTGTGACTACGGTGGAGAGTGTCACGACGGGAGCAACCCAAGCTGTTGTAACCGAAGTCAAGACTGCAGAGGCCGTATCAGCCAAAGTTGAAACCGCCACGGTTACTGAGGCCAAGGCCGTTGTTAAGACTTCGGTTGAAGACCTTACCAAGGCAGCTAGCGCCGTAGTCGAGGAAGTCAATACGGCGCAGAAGAATCTTGATTCCGCCAAGACTAAGGCTGCAGGTGTTCTGACCGAGCTTGAGACGTCAGTCAACAATGAACGTAAGCGGGTTCAGGAAGAACTTGCTTCTTGGATGGATAAGACCACGACGGAAATCAATAAGGTGGTTGCCGTAGTCCGCAAGCTTCCTGAAAATGTTGTTGCCGAGGTCAAGGCTATTGAAGTGGACATGAAGGAAGAAGCTGTGGTGGTTGAGTCGGCAATCAAGAAGAACCTGGCTCTGGTCATTGTCAGCTTGCTTGCACTCCTTGAGACCGCTGCACTAATCACGATGTTTGTTCGGTAGGATGCCCCTTTACAACACTCACTGCCCTAACTGCGGTACTCGGAAGAGGTTCTTGACAACAAGTTCCTCTTTCGATACCGTTCCACCAGCACAGAAGACTTGTAAGTGTGGCACCGAGCTTATTCGGGACGGTTCGGGGCCTAGTACGTCGATTAAGGAAGTCTTGGATAACGGGGCCATGCCCAAGGCGGTAGAGCGCTTTGCAGACATTGAGGACATGATGCATGAGCGGATTGCAAACTCGGACCCAAATGCGGGTAGAAAGAATTACTCTTAGGAAGGACGTTATGATTACAGAGTTGAAAATTATCGAGAAATGTGCTGAGGCGGCCCATGAAATGAATCGCCTTTATTGTGAGGCTCGTGGAGATGAATCCCAGATAGCCTGGGAACAATCTCCATCTTGGCAGAAAAAAAGCTCAATAGAGGGGGTTAATCTAGTACTTAGGGGAAGCACTCCAAAGCAGCAACACGAATCATGGTTGATTGAGAAAGCTGAAACTGGATGGAAGTACGGACCCATCAAAGACCCTGAAAAGAAAGAACACCCCTGTTTTGTTCCATACGAACAGTTGCCACAAGAAGAGAAAGTGAAAGATTACTTATTTATTCAAACTGTTAGGAATATGTATAACAGCCTAATGGGGACAGTTCTATTATCCCTGTAAGAGGTAGAGTAAAACACGGTGAATTGGTTAAAACTACAAGAACTATCCTTTGCAAACTTTGGTCCTTTCGTAGGATCTCACAAGGTAGATCTCCCCCAGTCAGGTCTTCTCCTGATTAAGGGTAAAGTCAATGAGACAGGCGGCGGCTCAGGAGCTGGTAAAACCTTCTTCCTGAATACTATCTCCCACATCTACGGTGGTTGCCCGTTTGCTGCGACTGAATTACAGTCGTGGTATACGGACGATCCACCGGATGTTCAGTCTAAGCTAGAAACAAAAGACGGAATCTTCTCTATTGGCAGGAAGAAAGGATTAACTGTAAAAGGTGGCAACCTAACAGACTCCCTTAAGGGCAAGACTGCCGAAGCCCAGCTTGACCGCATCTTTGAAATGGATGCTGAGCTACGCGCCCTTGTTACCTACAGACCCCAAAGGAAGCCAGGGCTCTTCCTGTCTATGTCGGACCCTGAGAAGAAGTCCTTCCTTACCAAGCTCCTAGACCTTGAAAAGTTCGAAAAGGTGTCAGACCTCGCCAGTAAGGCCGTATCGGCCTTGGATGGCGATATTTCGTTTCTCAAGAGAGATCTAGAGACCAAGGAGCAAGTCTACAAGATAGCCCTTGAGAAGCTAAATGAAATTGTTGTCAATCCTGAGGAGTCCGAAACTGTAAAAAGCCAAATCAAGACACTTCAGACCACAGTTACCTACCTTGAGACTTCCATCAAGCAGATTGACGACAACATTAGTAACTTAAGGCACGACAGCAACGAAGAGCTAGAGGACGCACTATCGGTAGTCAAATGTAAAATTCAGGCGGTTAACAACCTAGACAAGCCAGAGGAAATCAACACCTACAAAGCCACCCTTACCGAACTCAAGGAAAAGCTGGACAAGTGTCGTCAGTATGACAACGACCAAAAACTTGTAGTCCAGAAGCTACGCTCCGACCTAGAGAATGAAATTACCAAACTGAAGGCTTACTTCAGGGAGCAACTGAATGCCCTACAGGCCAAGTTCAACGCAGATATTAGCAAGGTCAATCTAGAGATCTCCAGCCTAGTACCTGCTGCAGCAGAACTCAACAGGCTTAAGAGCGAAGAAGCAAGACTGAGGGACAGCCTGTGCCCTAGGTGCGAGCGTATCTGGGACAAGGCACAGATTGACCTGGTGAAGACGGTTGAGGCCCAGAAGGTTCAGGAAGAGAAGTTGGCCAAACTGGCAGTAAAGAAGAAAGAGCTGGAAGCCCTGCAGCTTGCGATGAAGCAAGAGACGGACGCCCTGAAGGCACGGGGAGTCCTGGAGCTTAATTCGAAGAAGTCAGCCCTGGAAGCAATCAAGGATCCCGAGCCACATCCTATGGGGGTTACTTTGGTTGTTGAAATTGGCGAAGTTACAAAGCGGCTTGACCAGGCCGAAACGGCCTTTAAAGCCGAGAAGTCGTTGAGATTGACTTCTCTGTTTGAGGATGAGAAAGCTATCAAAACTGAGTTTAGTAACAAGCTCAATACGGCCATTATGGCCGAAAAAGAGAGCTACAACAAGCTGTGTAAGGAAAAGGAAGAGACTTCGCTACAGATTAGAGCCCTTGAGCAGAATATCAGCAATTTCAAGCAGCTGGAAGCCGTTAAGAAGGAGCGCCAAGGAGTAGTTAATATGGCCGTATCGGCCATGGAGAAAGCGACCAAGAACTACCAGGAGAAACAAGTAGAATACAACCTACAGTCAGATATCGTGGCCCTAGTAGGCCGTAACGGCTTTTTGGGGGCCATATTTAGTGATGTCCTTACTGAGATTTCTGCTCAGGCGAACGACATTCTTAGTCAAGTAGCCAACGTACGTCACCTGAGCATTGAGTTCGAGACCGAGAAGGTAGCCGCCTCAAGTGGTAATGTAAGCAGCAGGATCACACCAGTTATTTACAACCGTGGCAGGAAGGTTTCCTTTAAGTCGGGCGTTTCTGGTGGTATGCAGGTAGCGGTTGAATTAGGTGTTGACTTGGCCGTTAGTAATGTTGTAGGATCTCGTCGTGGTGTTTATCCAAACTTCTTAATGCTGGATGAGAGCTTGCACGGATTAGATAGCGTAGCCAAGGAAAGCTGTATCGAGATGCTTCAAAGCGTCGTAGGCGAACGTTTGGTATTAGTAGTTGACCACAGCTCGGAGTTTTGCAACTTATTCAATCAGGTGATTGAAGTCGAGCAGGTTGATGGGATTAGTAGGATAGTATGATGCAAATTACAACAGCCCAGCAGTTAAAGAAGGCTTACGAAAGCAAACGACCTAACGGTTGCTACTTTTACAAGGGCAATCTGGAGATCGACGGCGACACCATGGAAAACTATGGGGCACGCGGACCACTCGATTCACTTTGGGGTCGTGCAGTCTATGAGTTGTATCGCAAGGAGCCTGTCAAGGACAACAAGATAGATTCTGTGTATTTTGATGCCAAGACTTTTGCGTATGTGGGTACCGGGCCGAAGGGGCTTCTACTGTGAGATACTACGAATGCCCGTGCAGCGACACGATGATTTGGGGGAGTGATTCACCAAGCCCTTGCGATCCTTGTCTGAAGTGTGGATCTGTACCAACGACCGATAAGTCAATCCGGAAGCCTATTCCTCACGAGTTCTACCAAGAGAAAGTAGAAACAGACGAGGGTGAGAAGGTTCTATCCCGTTGCAAGTACTGCAGTAGGACGAAGAAGGAAGTCCTGAAGAAGGGATACTTGTGCGGGTTTCAGTTGCCAGAGTAAAGGAGAAAAACGATGAAATCATACAAAGGGCGACAGGCTCCTCTGAGTGTATCTATTAAGAACGGTGTCTTTACTGTAGCCATTGGTGTAGAAACGTTGGCGTGGGCGTTTGAACAGTCTGAGGACTGTCAGGGCTTCGACGACAGAAAGGCAAAATTCCTACAGCAATATCGAGTGACAGATCCTGACGGGTTTGCCAAGGACGTGAAGCGCGAGTTCGAAAAGGAAGAAGAGGATGGGAACACCGAGCTTTACAAGTTCTTCGACCAGATGTGCATGAACGCTCTAGAGGACGGATCGGGATTCATTGACTACCTCGCAAACACACCTGCGGACACCCGGCCGTTTGATGAACGAGCGAAGGAATGGGGTAAGAACCCAAAAATTGATAAGTAACTTGGAGAATCCGTGCTATAATTCACCTAGGTGGTTTGATTGAAGAAATACGAATTTACAAAAGAATTTCACAACCATTTTGGTATCATTGTACAAAGGATTAGAGCGGTAAGAAGTTTCGGAGACGTCAAAGCTGGTTCGCTAGGCGGGTTCATCCAGTCAGAGAGAAACCTGAGCCACGACGATAATTGTTGGGTTTATAACGACGCATTCGTATATCTAGACGGAACCGTAAAAGACGACGCCAAAGCAAAAAACAGCTGCTGGATTTGGAATTCGGCCACATTAAGGGAAGAAGCGGTGGCCGAGGGTGGGTGCTTCTTGTACGGGGACGTAGACATTTTTGGCCACGCCCGTATTAAAGACGAAGCCTGCTGTCAGGGTGGCAAGATCTACGAGAACTGCCTAGTAAGGGAACGAGCTGGAGTCAGCGGGGCTTGGTGCCACGGTAAAAGCGAGCTGTCAGGGTTTTGTCGTGCCGCAGGCAATGCCGAGCTTGATGGGAATTTTAAGCTTCGAGGAAATGGCCAGCTATTTGAAGGATACCACGACTCCGGCATCATCGAGAGCTGGTCTCCTTTTTCCACAGATATTACAAAACACGGTTGATTTTTAGGCCCGTTGTGGTATAATTACTTTATTCGGAGTTAGAAATTAATGGCAAAAAGCAGATTGAAGAATAATCCAGTAGACCACCCGGCTCATTACACAGATCACCCAAGTGGGATTGAGGCAATCACTATTTGTGAACATATGAGTTTTTGCCTTGGCAACGTCATGAAATACATCTGGCGTGCCGATTTAAAGAATAATGCGATGGAAGATTTGCTTAAAGGGCGCTGGTATTTGGACAGGGAAATTTTGCGAAGACAACAAAAACTAGCGTCAAAACCCAAGAAAGCTCGAAGTAAGAGGCCGTAGTGAGTTCTCTTGGCTATAGAAAGAAAGCCTGTTCAAGAGGGCACATAGATCCTCTCAGGAATAAAGGAGGAGCTTGTGTTCTTTGTCAAAAAGAACAGCATAAATTACGGTACTTAAAAAATAGAGAAGAAAACATTAGGCGGGCCACTGAAAGACAGAAACAAAATCCAGACGCTAGAAGGGACTACGGTAGAGCACAGCGTCTTAAGGTTCCAGTATGGGCCGTTAGGGCGGCTATTATCAAATGTAACGGTAAGTGTGAGTGTTGTGGTAAAGAACTAACACATAAGGAGATGTGTCTTGATCATAGTCACACTACAGGGTTAATCCGTGGCGTTTTATGCATATTCTGTAATGCCCTAGATGGAATGCTGAATAAACAGCCCGATAGGACACTTTTACTTCTAGACTATCTAGAAAAGCACAGTCCGTCAGCGCAAGAGAATGAGATCATAGAAAAACTGAGAGTTTACATACAGAATATCGTCTTCCCAATTGAAGAGAAGAAAACCAAAGGCTACTATAAGACATCCGAACAGATACCTGAATTGACTCAATAGAAAGGAACGACAGAAAACATGGACGATCAGAAGGACAAGCAGTACAAGCGTTTTAAGAAGATTGACGAGTCGTGGCGCCAGGACATGCTGGGGCGTCAGACAGAGGAAGTTTACAAGGTCATTACCAAGACGGCAATGAACGATATTCAGTTGGCCCTTGCCAAGCAGTTTGATGAAGATCTGAACAAGCTCAAGGAACAGGTCAAGGAAGCCGGCGCTATCTATTCTGAGGGACACAAGATGAACGTCCTGCAGCTTGAGTTCCTGTGTGAATGCCTTCGTAGCCGTGGCGAAAATGTGCCCGGAATCGAAGACTTCCTCAAGGACGCTGCCAACGCGGTGAATGGCCAGACGGAGTAACGGTGTTCGATTGGGGTCTGTATAAGGGAGGCCTTAAGTGGCTGCCAGAGAGGACCATCTACTTAACCCTCTCAGGAAGCCACTCTTACGGGACCAACATCCCTACTTCCGACACTGACTATCGCGGGATTGCTATTGCTCCAAAGGCTTACTATTTCGGCATCAACAACCGATTTGAGCAAGCAGAGCAGAATGACCCAGACCTGACGATTTTCGATGTTAGGAAGTTTATCGAACTGGCGGCGAATGCCAACCCCAACGTACTAGAGCTTCTTTATACAGACCCCTCAGACAGATTGTTGGTAACTCCTCTTGGGCAGAAATTGATTGATAACAGAGATTTGTTTCTCAGTCAGAAAGCTAAGCATACCTTTTCGGGATATGCCATTTCTCAACTCAAGAGGATTGACCTTCACCGACGATACCTACTACACCCGCCCAAGGCCCCGCCCACTAGGGCGGAATTTGGGCTACCAGAAAGAACAGTAATTCCACAAGATCAACTGGCTGCAGCTAATGCTGCTATCAGAAAGAGGGTAGACTCCTGGAACTGGAAGGATTTAGACAACATCTCGCCAGCAGACCGTCAGGCGATTCAGGACGAATTCACCAATAAGCTCATTGAAATTACTCAGTGGGCAGACGGTGAACTCGAAGGAAAGGTTTGGGTGTCGGCAGCCAGGAGTCTTGGGTTTGACAGCAACTTCATTGAGCTTCTAGATCGAGAAAGGCTCTACACTTGCAGACACAACGAGTGGAAGAGTTACAACAATTGGAAGCAGAACAGGAACAAGGCCCGCTCGGAGATGGAGGCTAAGTTCGGATTTGATGGGAAGCACGCTGGCCACCTCTACAGACTCCTGAGTATGTGCCGGGAAATTCTAACCGATGGCAAGGTAATTGTTAAACGGCCGGATGCGGCCGAGATTTTGAATATTAGGAACGGTGGCTGGACCTACGAAAGACTCATGGAGTGGGCGAATCAACAGGACAAAGAATTATCAGAAATAATGTTGACCAGCAAATTACCAAAAGCACCAAACCGCAATAAAATCGATGAGTTATGCATTTCACTCATTGAAGAAAGCTATCAAGACTAGAACAATCTTAGAGAAACGATGCCTGATGCAAAACCTCCCAAGCCACAGAGTCTAAAGCGATACGGAATCACACAGGAAAAGTGGCTGGAGATATTCAAAAGCCAAGGGTGCATCTGCCCTATCTGCGGGAAGTTTCCAGAGAGCAATAAGTGGGCGACAGACCATGAGCACGTAAGGTCATTCAAGAAGATGAGCCCCGCTAGTCGTGCCGGGTTCGTACGTGGAATTTGCTGTGTTAGATGTAATCTAATGTACCTCCCTGTAGGTATCACTGTTGAGAAGGCCAAGAACATCGTTAAATACCTTGAGAAGTATGCAGAGAGCAGACACGAAATTGATTTGAAGAGTATGCCGGCGTCGGTGTTGAATAATAAGGAGTAGTATATTGCGTCCATTCAGTAATCTAGCAAACGTAGTATTTACCAGAACATACAAGCGTCCCCGCCCTACTGGCGGTATTGAGTCTTTCAGCGATGTTGTAGAGAGAGTAGTCGCAGGAAATGTAAAGGGACACAATGTTTCAGAACAAGAGATCTCACGACTAAAGTATTTCCTATCAGAGCGCAAGGCTGGTCCTGGTGGACGAGGTTGGTGGTTTAGTGGCACTGACGCTCAAGCTAAGTTGGGTGGTCTAGGTCTCGTAAATTGCTGGACCTTAGCTGCAGACGACTGGATGAACTTCGTTGTGGCCCAAGGTTACCTTATGACTGGTGGCGGGGTAGGCATGACCGTGGAGGCTAAGTATTCTGATAAGCTTCCTAGGGTGAAGAAAGAAGTTAGCATTATCCACAAGCTTACTAAAGATGCTGACTATATCGTTCCTGACTCTCGTGAGGGGTGGTGTAAACTACTTCAACGAGTCCTAGAAGCTTGGTTTGTTACTGGAAAGGGATTTACATATAGTACAATTTGCATTCGTACTGCCGGCGAGCCGATTCGTGGCTTTGGTGGTGTTAGCAGCGGCCCCCGGCCATTAGTAAGAATGGTGGAGAAGATTTGTTCTATTTTAATGACTCGCCAAGGTCGTAAGCTGCGTCCAATTGACTGTGCGGATGTCCTTTGTTGTGTCGGAGAAATGGTGGTGTCAGGAAATGTACGCAGAAGTGCGATATTGATTCTCGGTGACGCTCACGATAAGGAGTTCCTTAAGGCCAAGCGTTGGGACCTTGGACCCATCCCCACACAACGAGCAATGGCTAATTTTAGTGTCAATTGTTCCGATTCCGAACATGATCTCCGGCCAGCTTTCTGGAAGACATATGAGGCCGGGGAGCCATTCGGGATCGTCAATATGAAGAACCTGAATAAGTATGGCCGCATGGGTGAGTTAAAGGATGACGAGTCTGTTTGTGTTAATCCTTGTCAACCAGGTTGGGCTAGAGTTCTAACGCCAAGCGGGATCCGAACAATTAATGATGTCTCCGTTGGGGATCTTATTTGGTCCGGAAAGAAGTGGACAACGGTTATTAACAAACAAGAGACTGGAGTTAAGTCAGTTAAAGCATACGCTACAACAGCCGGAGTCTTCTATGGGACTGAAAACCATAGGATTCTATCCAGAGGAATAAAGACAGAGGTAGGTCAAGCAAAGACCATCGACATTGCCGGAGGGCTTGGGAAGTTTGGTTTTGGTAAAAAGGATATAAACCCTAGAGATATTATGCATGGGTTAGTTTTTGGAGATGGCTTCTATCACAAGGAAACAAAGCAGGTAATGCTTTGTATTGGAAAAGATGATGGAGATTATCACACAAGTGAAATATCTCATCTTATTGGGGCTCACTCTAGCGCAACAGAATGGTATGTAAACTCTTTATACGTTCCAGATAGCCATATCCCTACCCGGCTACTTCCTGACGATTATTTATTTGGAAGACCAGAATCTGTGTGTGGATTCTTAAGGGGGCTCTATTCGGCTAATGGTTCTGTAATCCGTTCTGTCTCTGGAGAGATTATTAGAAACAGAATCAATCTAAAGTTAACATGTAAACCCTCTCTTATTCGTATTCAGTCTATGTTGTCTTCATTGGGACTGTCTTCTTATTATTCTACAAACAAGGAGCATCCTGTAAAGTTCAAGAATGGCACCTATATATGTAAGGAAGCGTACGATCTTAATATTAGTGGTCTATCGAGCCTGCTTTTGTTTAATCAGCTAATTGGATTCATTCAGAAATATAAAAACGACAAGCTATTGAAAGGGATAGATTATGTAACTAAAAAGAGCCTAAGATCAAAGAAAACGTTTGAAATCAAGTCTGTTACCGATGTTTCTGTAGAACAGGTATACTCAATTACAGTAGACGATCCCGATCATGCTTATTGGACCGACGGCCTACTGGTTGCCAACTGTGGAGAGATGTCAGGTGAGTCTGGCAAACCCGGTCAGGGCGGTGGTGGTGAACCCTGTAACCTGCAGGATATTAACCTGGCTGCTTTGAACGATGCTAACGAATTTGAGGAAGCTGCGAGATTGATGCATCGTTGGGGCAAACGAGTTACTTGCGATGATTACTATTACCCCCAGAGCAATGAGATTATTGGGCGGAACCGCCGTATTGGTACCGGGATCACAGGCTGTCTTATGCGCCCCGATTTGTTCAATCCAGATGTTCTAGATCGAGCGTATGCCGCTATTCAAGACGAAAATATTAACTATGCAAAAGAGCTGGGGATTCCGGAGAGTATTCGTACAACCGTCGTGAAGCCAAGTGGCACGACCAGTAAGGCGTGGGATGTTCCTTGTGAAGGCATTCATCCCGCTTTTAGTCGTTACTTTATTCAACGCATTCGAATCGCAAGTAACGACGCCCTTGTTCAAAAGCTTATTGACGCAGGACACCATCTCGAACCTCAAATTCGGCTAGACGGGACTCCAGATCCTGACACTATCGTTGCTGACTTTTATGTAGAAACCCCTGAGGGTGTCCCTACGGCAGATGAGGGGTTTGATACCTGGAAGCAACTGGAGGCCGTCCAGATGGCCCAAAAACATTGGGCCGATCAATCAATTAGCACGACCGTTTATTATAACGATTCCGATATCCCGAAGCTGCAGGAATGGCTAAAGAATAATCTAGATACCATTAAGACAGTTAGCTTCCTAAAATACTCTAACCACGGATTTAAGCAGATTCCCAAAGAGAAAATTTCTAAGGAGCAGTACGAAAAATTATCTGCAAAGGTAAGACCCGTAGAGATAGAAGATATTTCAGAGGGGGACATGGTAGACGGGGGAGAATGTGCCGGAGCCTGCCCAATTCGTTAATTCCCCTTGCCCTTCTAATAAAACCGTGCTACAATCCCTGTAAATGTTCGACTTGTTAATCCAATCCACCATCGGCCTTTCAGGGGTTGTGGCTCTACTTCTTACCATTGCTGGCAAGAAATGGGGCTGTATTATCGGCATGGCCGGTCAGCCCTTTTGGATTTGGATGAGCCTCGAAAAGAAGCTGTGGGGCGTTTTTGTCGTCTCCATTGCGTATCTGTTGGTGTTTGCGTACGGGTTTGTTAAGAATTACACAGAAGATGGGAGATTGTAGAAATGGCAAAGAAAGCAAGAGTTAGGCCAAGTTGGAAGAAGAAGACTTCGGCGAAGGTAGTCAAGCGACAGAAGGAACTTGATCGTAGATTTCTAAAAATGTTACTGGAGACAATCTAATGAAAATCCAAAAGAAGCTATTCACCTTTTCCGACGCCTGGCCATGGGCCATGATCGGACTGTTTGCTATCGCAGTTATGGTGGCTACTATCTACGCTAAGCCACTAAACATGGAATCCTTTATGTACTATCTCATCTCTGGGCTAGTTCTAGGGACTGTAGCCTTTTTGACTTGTTACAGGTATGACGACCTGTATCTAACCTTCTCAAAGTGGAACAACTCTTATCAAACCACCCAAGGTACTGCAATTACCCCCGACGTAGCCTCTTATTCCTTGCTCAAGAGTGCTGGCTGGTATCTCCCTGTTCAATTTGGCTTCAGTAGCCAGTTTGGGAACCCTGTCTACCTAGACATTCAGAACGAGATTGACAACTGCATCAAGTTCTGGAGTGGTTACTGCAAGGTCTCATCGGGCACCATTCTAGCCGCCTTTTCCGGCGCTACTATTTCCATTGTGAATGCGCCGTTTGTGGCGACTTTTTACAACAGGCTGCTTGTTGGCGCTACCCAAGGCAATAGTATCCAGGTAGTCTATGACGGCAACGTTATTAAGACCAAGGAGACGTTTATCGGCTTGGTTCGTCACGAGGTCTCTCACCTCTGCCTAGGTGTCTGTGGTATCCCCGACGATCAACAGCATTCTACGATGACCGCTAGTAATTTTTGTTAAATATTCGTTGACACTCCGTGTAGTTGTGGTATAATATTCAAATCGCATGGACCTTTTAGAAGAATTAGCCCGACTTTCTCCCGACTCTACACCGGAGACAGACGGCACACCTTACCAGCAACAAACGGCTCCAGTAGTTCAGGAAGGGGAGCCGCTAGTAAGTGCCCAGGAGCTGTCGGATTCTCAGGTAGACGCCAAGTTTTCAGAGGCGGAAACCCGGCTTGAAAAAGCCATGTTGTACCGCCAATGGATTACTGGTGAGTTGTTTGACGGCGACTCAGATGCGGTTAGAGAGGTTACTGTTGAGTTCCAGGGGTTTGCTCAGCTACAACTGAGAAAGCTCCTAGGAATTGAGCAGGAGGTCCAGGAAGTGGTTGTGAAGAGCGACTTCACACCTCAAGAGACATTGATCCTGAAGTCCCTTGCCGTAAGTATTCTTAATAACCCTAAACTGTCTCCTAAGAAGACAGAGAGTACGCCTGTAGTTATTCAAAAGCCGGCTCCAGTGGCCGTTACGGCCAAATTGCCGGCAAAGAAGCCGCAGTTAAAGCAGCGCAAGCTGCCTCAGGAGATGCAAGTAGAGGCTCCCGAGCCCCCCAAGCCGACTCCAGTAGCTCAAACCCCTAAACCGGCACCACAGAAGCCCGTAGCTCCAACCACGGTAGCAAAGGTTGAGGGGGCTCTTTCAGACAAGGTCAAGGCTTCCCTTCCTCAAAAGTCTAAGGCGCCAGAACCGCCCGATCAAATCTTCCAGGAGAATGGAAGGACCTATAAGGCAGCTTGGGTTCCAATGAACCCTGGTGAGTACGGGCCGGTAGAGAAGCAACGGATTGACAATATGAAGCCCGAGACCTACATCACCCTACGCAATGGTATGCAGGTAGTTAAGACAATTGAGGGTGAGACTTTCAAGGTTATTAACAAGGACCAGACCCCTCGAAAGCCCGAACCGGGAGCTACTCCATTTCCTGACATTGGACAAATGGCTTACATAACGGCTCAGAATGCCGGTCAGGCAGCAGATAGGAACATGAGACAGTTAGACACAGAGGCGGGTGGTAGGCCGGTAGATAGGGCACAAGGGGCTGGGTCGTTAGGTCAGTACGGAGTTTAAAAAGGAGATATCATGGGTAAGAAGAAAGACATGCAGGATTATGTTGTGGTGAATTTTGACGGGCTTGACTACGCCTACGCCATTGTCAGGGCGACGGATGAAAAGGACGCAATTCAAGAATACCTTAGTGAATACAAACCAAAATCTGGAGAATACGACCTCTATGTTGTTCCAGTTACCGACAAAAACAAGTACACAGTAGATGTTACCTCTAGTGCGGCAGTAAAGAAAGCCGCCTGGATTAGCTAACTGACTTTTAACCATTTAGGAGATACAAAGTAATGAAGAACATGTTGAAGCCGAAGAAGGATCCATCACTTACCAATGCCAAGCAGCGGGAAGATGCCGTGGGCCGAATTTCAAACCTAGAGCGAGCTTATGCCAAGATGGTTGAGTCGATTGATGCTTCCTTCAAGGAAGTGGCGACTGACCTGCAGGACTCTAACAAGAGCGTTGACGGTATGGACCGTTTGCTTCGGGCCTTGATGGAAGTCCTTGGTAAGGATGTTGAGGCCAAGATTATTGAACGGGTCAAAGAGAATCGGATTGCGGAGCTGGAAGTCCAGTCGGCCAAGGCCGCTGAGAGTGTGAAGATGTTTTTGGCCGAAGGCAAGCTTGTTGAAGCCGGCGTTGTGAAGAACGACACGGACATCCTGGTTGTCACACAGAAGGATCAGGATGGAGGGCTTCGATACCCTGTGCGCAACCACCTAGCTTTGGTTCAGTTCACGGCTGGTGTTAAGGAACTGCTGACCGACAAGAACGTTGGCGATGTGGTCACTCTTCCTGAAGGCGGGACTGTTGAGATTCTTGAGTGCTACAACGTGGTGGCTCAGGATGAGACAGTAGAAGCCCCTGCGGCGGAAATGCTTCCGGACACGACGTTTGCTGTGAACCCGGAGAACGGGTAATGCCAACCGAGGATCCGACGCCTGACCACGGGACTCTTCAGTGTCATCAACCAATGACTCAGGAAGGGTACATAGAGAAGCTCCTTAATGGCTGCAAAGAGCTCTTGGAGACTACTCCGCAGGCCCAACCAGAGCCAACTCCTCTAGAAAAGATCCGTTTTGAGTGTCTGTTTCTTGATCGGATGGCCCAGGAGTGCGAACGCCTGTATTACACCAGTCAGCCTCTTGGAGATGATGTTAAGCCAAGGGCACAGGCTTTATCTAAAACTTATTCTATCGCCATGATTGAGGCTATGGAAACTGAGCGAGAGCTAGCAGCTAAGGAGTAACCATCATGGAAGACCTTTCTCCGTCAAATATACTCAATCAAAAGATTTTCACCCTAACTCAAATGCTTGAACCGCTACAGTCACTGATTGACGCCGGGTGTGATAAATCTGGGGCGCTTGAAAAGTTCTACCAAGCCATTATTGCAGAAAACGCTGAGTTGCAAAGCGCACGAGCTAATTAATAATTCTTGCTTACAATTTGGAGTTTTATGCCAAAAGATACGGCAGCCGAAGCCCTAGTATTTGACTACCTCTTAGAAAAAGGAATTGAGCTTAAGTCTTCCAATAAGTCAAGTGTAGATAAGAGGGTTGCGGTTGCTACGGCTAGGGATGTTCTGTTGGTTAACCAGCTGACAGACTCCCTAGCCAAGGGATTCAAGAAGAACTGGTGTACACCACCAAAGTACACGGGCAAGAGACTCCACGCAGTTCATAAGCGCATAGTTAACATCCTACTGTCAGACCTTCACTTTGGATCACACCTTGATCCTGTAGAGTGTCCACTTGAGTATGCTGTTATCCAAGAATCCCGCCGATTAGGGCGCGTCGCCCTTCAAGTGGCGGATTACAAGAGGCAGTACAGGCAAGAGACCAAGCTGATTGTCCACATTCTAGGGGACATCATCCAGAATCAGCTACATGACGCCAGGGATGGGGATCCTCTTTCGGTTCAGTTTGCAGCTGCAGTTCACTATCTGACTCAGTTCGTTCTATTCGTTTCCGCCAACTATCCCTCGGTAGAAGTCTGGGTAACTCCGGGAAACCACGGCAGGAACCTCCAAAGACACCCTGAGCGAGGAGTTCAGAGCAAGTGGGACGCCATTGAGACGATGGTGTACTACGCAGTAAAAACTGCTGTGATGAACTCTGGCGTTACTAACGTAAAAATCAACATTCCAAAGACTCCTTACTATACCGTCCCGCTTTTCAACTCCAAAGGTTTTTTCACCCACGGTGACACGGTTTTTAAGCCAGGGTTTCCAGGAAACAGCATTAACGTCAAGGCTTTAGCTCACCAGGTAGCAAAGTGGAATACTGCCAGGAACGTCGGTGGGCCATTTGCTATCTTCGCTGTAGGACACGTACACACAGGTAGCATTATTAACCTGCCAGGTGAGGTAACGGTTATTACCAACGGCGCCTTGGTTCCTCCTGACGCCTTCTCTTTGAGCATTGGAAGCCCAGACAACACCTGCGGGCAATGGCTTTTCGAGAGTATTGAAAATCACGCCATCGGAGACCAACGATTCATCGTTGTAGATGGCGCGGAAAAAGATTCCAAGTACAACGACATCATCACACCCTTCGAGGGGTTTTAGTGGAAATTTACTCTACGATCCAGCTCCAACTGCAGGAAGTTTTTAATAAGATCAATGACACTTCCATCAACCTGGCAGGCGCAAGGAACGAGCTAATCAAGGCTGAAAAGTACATAGAAGTTCTGGACAAAGGCTACGAGGAAGCAAAAGCCGCCTTCCAGTACGTGAAAAAGAACGACGTGGTGTCGCTGTCGGCCTATGTAGACACGGCCAACAGGACCGACGCCTTTGACAAGAGCCGGACGGACGCCAAGATAGCCAAGCTGGTCTGGGAGACTAAAGTCAAGGGGTTTGATAAGGACATGAAGGGCTTTAAGGCCCAATACGCAGCCTTGGAAGCCAAGATGAAGGCGGCAAGCAACAACATTACTAATATCGAGGAAGCAAAATGAGTACGCAGGCAGGAAAGACTCCGGAAGAGATGCAAGTGAAAATCCAAGACGATCCTGACTTCATTTCGCTTCGCCGGTACGGCTATTCGGTTAATAAGCTCCTAGAGAAGTACCCCAACGGCGTCCCGGACCATATTATTGCTGACGGCCTGCTGATGACAGAAATCGAGCTTGAGGAACGTTATAAAGCAATTGTTACTTGCCTTCGCGCCAGGATTGGGGTAAGATAGTCCCTGTCGTGGCAAGAATTTCAACCGGGAAACATAGCAAGCAAGATTATCAAACTCCTAAAGAGTTCGTAGCTGCGGTCGAGAAGCGTTTTGGTAAAATTACGCTCGATCTGGCTGCTAGGAGTTATAACAGGATTTGTGAGAGGTACCTAGCACCCTGTACCGGGCCAGAAGGCCCCTTGCCTTTCGATAAGGAAGCCTACGGGATTGATAGCTTTGACCATAACTGGTCGGAGATTTACAAGCAGTTAGGTGGATTGTTCTACTTGAATTGCGAATTTGGTGACATCGATAAGTGGGCGGCGCGTTGTATGGCCGAATCGGCCAATGGCGCCGTGATTACGCTGCTTATTCCCTATGGGACGACCAAGGCGTTTAGGAAGAGAGTTCTTAAGCACGCAGACCTGTACCTTCTAGAAGGCCGCCTGCAGTTCATTCCGGGTGAGTCATTCCCCAAGGACTGTCTGATTGCTCATTTCTATCCAAACTCAGGCAATAAGCTTTGCTTTTGGGACTGGAAACATGATATTATTACGGCTGACTACACCCTTAGTATTCCACCAGCTATTGTTAACATGACATTAAAGGAGATTCAATATGTATGATTCGCAAATTTGTCCAACGAATCCGGATGATATACTGGGAGATTTGGACAACATTCAGACCTACGTTCGACGCCAGCTAGCCTTTCGTGTTGGCAAGCTGCTTGAGCCGCATCTTGAGTTCTTTACCAGTAAAGGGATTAGAGACTTCTTTATTGCTGGTGGATGTTTCTATAAGGGAGAAGTCAAAGACCTGGATATTTGGCCGGAATTCGGCCATGAAGGGCCGCTTCATTCGGCCATTGGCACAGCCCCAGAGTATCTGACTTACAACCATAACGGTATGGTTATTCAACTGTGTCGAGGACCGGTCTGTAAGAGCGTTGAGGAGTTGGTTGGTGGGTTTGATTTTGCTCATTGTAAGGTGGGGGGCGAAGGTTCATATCGACGGATCATACCATCTTAAGGTGACCGCTTACGCCAGCAAAGATTTCATTGCGGCTATGGCGGCTCAGACAACGTTCTTCTGCGGAGCTACTAACAAACAGCATGGAACTCCTCTGCGGAGCCTTCGACGACTGACCAAGGTAGCTATCAAGCTCGGCCTTGAGACACCAGAAATCATGGACATCTCAAACAAAATCGTAACGACCATTACAGCTCAAGGTGTTATGGTCCTGCAGCAGGCAACTTTTACAGGAGACACTCAATGAAAAACGACCAACCTATGACCTTTGAAGAACTCAAGCGACTGCTGGACGAGCGGAAGAGGTACCAGGAAGCACAGGAGGCTTGCGACAAGTACCTTGAAAAGCTACACAAGGACTTGGCTAAGGAAACAGAAGCCCATAAGTACAATGTCGCTATGCTTGCGAAGCTGGAGGATCAGATTCGGGCAGTCGGGAAGGCGGTATAGAAGGCGGCAGCTTAAGGCGCTCTGGTTTCTCAAAACTTGACTCTGCCGGAGTCCAATCCAATCTGTCATTTTTAGATATGTTGTCGTGCGCCCAAAGAGGTTGAAGATTTGTATAGTGAAAGCACCTACGCTGGTCTTCAGATTTACTAAGATCAAATTCAACAATGGGGATTATGTGGTCTACATGCCAACCACATCTCTTCATGTTCTCTCTTGTCATTCCGGGCCAAAATAATGTTTCTAAATAATCCATACATTCTTCTCCAGTACATCCCAAAAGCTCTAGCGTTCTTTTTGTTTTCATTCCTCCTTTGAGGGCGTTCCTAAGTCTTAATTTTAGGTTTTTGGTTAATCTAAATACGGGATCTTGTTTATACTTTCTGTTGTAGTTCTTATTCCTCACTGTAGAATATTCTTTCCCTGTTATTGATGTACACCGAGCGCAGACACCCTGTAGACCATCTCCTCTTCTGGAAGCTTTTTGAAACTCTGTGCAGTTTTTGGTTAATTTGCATACAGGGCAAAACTTAGTTAGTGGAACGGCTATTTTTTTTCGCTTTTTATTATTTTCACATTTTTGTTTATTCGCCTCATATTTACATTGTTTACAATAACTATCAATCCCATCAGAGGCTCCTCTTTGTTTAAGAAATTCCGACACCAACTTTGTTTCTTTGCAGGTTGGACAGTATTTTTCTGTTTTTGGCTTTATTAGAATAGTGCCTTCTCTAATCCCTGTTCGTCTTTTCTTGTATGAGAGGGCTTTACACACCCTACAGATGCTATATACGTTATATAGTCCCGTTTTTGTAGGAGTAAATTCTGTTAATTGTTTTTCGATGTTGCATTTTGTACATTTCTTTGATATTATATCCACAATATAAAGATTGAGGTTAGGAACTGGATGTCTTACGGAAACTTTACGACCCCACATTGCCACCCCCAAAGTCTGGACTCGGCATCCACACCCGAAGCCTTTGCTAAGAAGGAAGTTGAACTAGGGACAGGGGCTCTGACTTGTACCGACCACGGGTCTTTGTCTGCGGCGTATAAGACTTATGAGTTGGCTAAGAAGAATAGCCTGACGCCCGTGATTGGAATTGAGGCGTACGTGAGAAGTGACGACTGCCCCATCCTTACTAGGTTCGGCATCCAGAAAACCAAAACGGTTCCTCGCGGATCTGATGCTGAAAAATGGGCCAAAGACCATCCAGACGGTAGCTTTGTGGAACACTTGAAGTACCTTCATGCTACTATTGGGTTTCGTGATTTTAAGGCGTATAAGGTAGGCGTTCGATTGCTTTCAAAAGCTGACGCAAGGGCAGAACAACATGGTTCTGAGCGCAAGCCGATTTGGGGATGGGATGAGATTGAAGAGTTGGCCGCGCACAATGTAACAATTGGTTCTGGGTGCGTCATCGGGATGGTGTCCAGACACCTTCTTAATCCTGAAGTACCCAAGAACATAAAGGTCGGCATTGCCACGGCGTATTTTGAGCGACTCCATTGCTTGTTCAAAGATCGTTTTTTTGTTGAGGTATTTCCACATGTCTGCAGCCATAACTTCACCAAGGGCGTATTCATTGATGTTGAGAAGGACGACGGAACAAAGGAGACCATTCGGTATTACTTTGACAAGACCATTAGGACCGACGCCGGCACGTCAACGGCCGAAGCGCTAGCGGACAAGTACGACCCTAACAAGCACAAGTTTCTAGTGTCTGTTTGCAATTACAGAGTGTGGACGGACTTTGAGAAGCCTTTGAAGATTCTGGCAGTCAAGAAAGTAGAAGGATTCATTCAGAACGAATGTGCGCCGTGGGCACCCGGAGGGGATTTGCAATACGGCGCTAACGTGTTTGTTATGGGCCTTGCTCAGAAGTACAATGTGCCGATTCTAGTGAGCGACGACAGTCATTTTTCTGACGCTAAGTACAAGGCCGTTCAAGACGTTCGTCTAGCTCAGATGGGCGACTGGCGTTTCTACAATTCCTATCACCGTTTTTCGGGCGATGAGGCCTACGCCCATTTCAAGAAAGTTCACAACACCTCGGAGAAGGAGTTTGAGGGCTGGGTAGACAACTCCTACGCCTGGTTGGAGGGGTTCAAGGGCTTTACGTTCGAAAACACCCCGCAGCTACCGACAAAGTTCTTTCCAAAGGACTCCTTGGCCTACACCAAAGAACTGATCAACAAACATGGGCGAATGAAGAACGACCCGGTTTATCTGGCAAGGCTCAAGAAAGAAATCGACACCATTCACCGGAACGGGACAATTGATCTCTTGCCTTATTTTCATTTAGCCTATGAAGTTTGCAATCTATACCAAAACCAAGATCAGTTGATGAATGTGGCCAGGGGCAGCGCAGCCGGTTGCCTTCTTTCTTATCTTTTAGGAATTACGCACTTGGACCCAATTAAGGAAAACCTGTCCTTTGAGAGGTTTTTGACCAAAACCCGTATTGAATCCAACCACCTGCCAGACGTCGATTTAGATTTTCCACACAGAGACCTGCTAGTGGGATACGATACAAACGTGATTGAGGTGAAAGGCGAGGATGGGACTCTTCATGTGCTCCCTGAAGACTTCAAAATTGAAACAGACCAAGGGATTATGCCAGTCAAGGACGCGATAGCTAAGCAGGCCGACTTTAAGGCGTGGTGGTAGGATGAAATTCACCGAAATCACAAACAACTCCAAGACCGGAACACTCAAGCCCCACTGGGAGGGTTGGCTTCAGAATCGCTTCCCCGACCACTTCGCTCAGATCGGTACCATCAACACCCTACGGCTCAAAAACGCCGTACGCGACGTAGCTAGAGCCGTAATGGGTAGTGTCCCGCCCGATATTGAAAGGATGTGCAAGGGCTTTCTCGTCCCCCCTCAAGGACTCAGTGATGAGCGGTTCATCATGGGTTACACATCTCCTGAAGGCGAAGTCCCTGGCAGTATCGAGATTGACAAGAATCTCCAGGAATACATCTACAAGTACCCCAAGCAGTGGGAGGTAGTTAAAGACTCCCTTTCCTTGTGGCGCAGTCGCGGCCGTCATGCGGCCGGATATGTGATTAGTAACGAACCCATAGATGAATTCATTCCAACGACCCAGGTCGGAGGTGTAAAAGCTCTCTCCTTTACTGGCCCTGAATGTGAGAGCGTTGGGGCCATTAAGATGGACTTCCTGACCGTAAATGCCGTCAAGGATGTTCAAATAGCCATCAAGATTATCCAAAGCCGCCATCTTGGCGGTAAACCACAGGATCAGAAGCTCAATGGGTCGCTGGTTCCAGGACTTAGGATTGTTCCGGGTAAGGAAGGAGCCCTTCACGACATTTGGGATCTCCCTCAAGAACCTGAGGTGTTCGCCGACCTTTGTAGTGGTAAGGTCGAAACGGTCTTCCAGTTCGACTCGAATTCGGCCAGGCAGTGTCTAAAGTACTTCAATGGAATTATCAACAGTATTAGTGACATGGCCATCTTTACAGCTTTGGACCGCCCCGGCCCACTAGACTACCTAGTTACTAATTTTGATAGCCCAACACAGAAGCACAGCGTCCTCGTCGAGTACTCCCGACGGGCCAAAGGACTAGCTCCCAGTCCAGACATCATCAAAGAGATGGACGCCCTCTGCCCTGAGACCAAGGGGTTGATGATCTACCAAGAGTCTCTAATGAGGGTGTATCAGGAGCTGACAGGATGCACTCTTGCCGAAGCAGAGGAGTTCCGAGGCAACGCGGGCAAGAAAAAGCTGGCCGCGATGGAAAAGGCGTACACTTTCTTCATTGAAAGAGCAACGTCTAAGGTCGGTAAGGAGTCCGCACAAGCTGTGTGGGACTCAATTATCACCTTTGCAAAATATTCCTTCAACAAGAGCCACGCGGTCTCGTATGTTACCCTCTCCTACGCCTGCCTGTGGCTCAAGCACTACTACCCTCTAGAATGGTGGTGTGCGGTCCTCCGCTCAGCCACCAAAGAGGAGATTGACACACGCTTCTGGAAGTACTGTGGTAACCTAGTTCTTCTCCCTGACATCAAGTTGTCCAAGGGTGACTGGGAGATTGAAGGTGACAAAATCCGTGCGCCCATTTCCATGTTGTTTGGCATGGGCGAAGCGGCGCACAATCAGCTTGCGCATTCAGCGCCGTATGCCGACTTAAAGTCATTCTGTCAAGCCATTATTAATCACAGGAAGTCCAATCTAGTAGAAAAGACTAAAACTGAAGAAGACGGCACTACCAAAAAAGTTACTGCTTGGGGGCGTAGCGCCCTAGATATTGGCAAGATCCACAACATGCTTTATGCTGGGTCGATGGAGGCTTTCTTTGGGCCTGACAAGACTCTTTCGGCGTGCATTGAAGAGTACCATGCGACGATGAAGGAACTGCACGCCCTTGAGGGCGTTAAGTATGCCAAGCCTAGTAAGAAGTTGCCCTCATTGGATGCCTTGGGGCGATACCAAGCTAAAAAGGCCGTTCTCCCGCCCTTTGGGGCGGACCTTCGGCCATTAGTAATGCAGATAGGCTTGCCCGAGTATTTAGTAGTAGAAGGTAGGGCTCTTAGGTTCAAGTACCGGGCTTATTCCTATGACAGCGGCAAGGAGGAATCCACCTTTGACCCGGTGGTGGGTGGGAAACGACTAGAAGAATTAGAAACCAGTGAAGGATTTGTTGAAAAGAACTACCGTTGTGGTATAATTGCATATGTAGAGCCGTGGGACAGCGACAAGCGCAAGAAGTACTTTAACTATGGGCCGGGCAAGGAGAAAGAGGCTTGCAAGTTCTTTGTCGAGGTGGACGGCATTAAAAAGGAGATGGTTTACTGGCCGGGTAGAGATGGATCGTTGCCGGGGGAGCTAAAGAGGGTTGAGGCGGGCAGCATCGTAGCGATGATCATTAACAAGAGTTCGGGTAGAACCGATTTTGCAGTTAGGGAACTGAAGGTAATTAGAGAACCATTAAACACAAAGGAAGAGACTAAAGATGGAAACAAAGACGGAAGTAAAGAAGCAGATTGACAAGGAGTTCATGCTGGCCTTTTGGAGGGAAGCCGCCGAGCTTGGAAGCGAAGATCTCCTCGCAAGTAAGAAATCAAAAAATCCTATCGATATGGAAGTGGCTAAATTTGAATTTGATATGGCGCACGAGATGATCACACTTATTGAGTCTGGGTTATTCGACGTCGACGTCAAGGAGTAACTATGAAGACTATTAACAAGAAGGCTTTGGTGGAGTTTTTGGCTGCTGCTGCGGTCCTGGCCCAAAAGGACATGGAAGAGAAGATTGCCGACAAGGACTGGCTTGGGGCGGCACTTGAGGAGTTCAATCTTGACATGGTTAGGGACTTGCTGGAGCTGGTTGAGTCCGGTGAGTTTGATGAAGATGAAGCGACAGACAAGAAGTTTTTGAACTAGGATTGAGATGGAGAATAATCCTATTAGCAGAGATAAACTGGTTAAGTTTTTACTTCAGTGTCGGGTAGCTGCGATTGCGAATCAGGAAACGCTGTACAAGGCTACAAAAGAGGTTGATGGAGGCTACGGTGACAGGTTTTATGCCTTTGATGATGTCCTTCGGTTTCTTGGACGCGGGCTTTTTGATGAGGAAGAAAACGTAAATTGCCATAGTGGTTGACACCGCAAGTTATTAAAGGTATAATTCACAAATACAAAGGACACACATGAGAGAGATTCGAGACATTATCAAAGACATCAGAGAGACTGAAAAGCTAGCGATTACTAAGTTGGATGACGTAAATTACAAGTATCGTGGAGGAATGGGAGTTGCCATTAGGAATGCTTGCGAGAGACTTCCTAAGTTGTTGGAAGAATTCAAGAATTCGACCATTCCCCACCGCTTAATCGCCGTATTCGCCACGGGCGATGAATCGGCGATTAGTAAGGTGGCTGAGATCCTAACGAGTAGTGGTGGGATGGTTCTAGATGCAAATGCGATGTACAAGAAGATCGCCGATGCGGTAGAGCCTTCTTATTACAGGGGGCGAGAGTTTGGGACGACTCAGTTTGGGCGACTCAGTGATGTCCTAAGAGACATTATGGCTATGGTTGAATTGAATGAGATGCCAGCGCCTACCTTCTCCTCACAGATTTGTCCCGACACTAGGGCCACAGTAAACCACATCCGTAAGCTGGTTAGGGGTTGCGCTCAGGATACCCTAAGCATGGCCTACCTCAAGAAGACGCTCTCAGAGGAACTGATTAGCAAGGCACTTGAAGCGAAGGTAATACCAATCTTAGTTACAGACGTATCAAGTCCAGAAGAAAAAGCTCTTATCAACATCCTATTCTCACGCTCTACGACAGTAGATTTCGACAAAGACTTTCAAGTTAGCAAAAATTCAGTAGTGAAACTATTTAAACCCTCACAATCTGGCGATAATGCCACGAACGAGGATTAAGGAGAAACAAAATGAGTGAAATCGATCCATTGGCATTGCCCGCAGGTTATGACGCAGCTTCAGGTGGTAGCCACGGCTACCAGTTCTTCAAGATGAAGAAAGCTGATGACGTCCAGTTGTTCCGAATTCTCCCTTCCATGAAGGGGCTGCTCAAGAAGCGAGACTACGCAGTCTTTGTCAAGCAGCACTACGGTCTTGTAGGTCGCAATCTCAGTGACCCCTCGAAGCCCGCTTACCGTCCATTCCTTTGTATTGAAGAGAAGCGCCAGGGAATGACCATCAAGGAATGCCCTATGTGCCAGTTGCGTGGTGAGTACCAGGCTAAGTTCAATGCAGCTAAGGCTGACGAAACGCAAGCGATGGACAAGGCTCGCACTGCAGCTAAGGCTCAAGGTATGACCGATGCCCAGATTGCGGCCGGACTAACCAAGATCTCAGAGAAATACAAGGCCATCCAGGAGCCTTTGTTTAACTGGCTCAAGGCTCACGGTACAGACTCGAAGTACCGCCTGTATGTTACCAGCAAGACTGGTGCACTTGGCATCTTCCAGATTCCTTACAATATGAAGAAGAGGCTGGACCGTTCCATCAAGGAAATTGAAACACGGGAATACCCTAAGCGTATTGCTGGCGACCGTAAGGTGGCCATTAAGGCCAATGGTCGTGTCGGTGTTTTCTTCAAGTTCCTTCGTACCGGCCCAGCCTCGCCAGATTCCGACGATGCTATCTTGAATACCGTCGAGTTTGGCGATGATGGGGCCATGGTTCCTGACTTCCACACTGTTTCGGATGAGGTTCTTGAGCAGGCTAAGGAAGTCCTTCCTTGTCTTATTGAGCAGATTGAAGAGCTTCGTCTTAGCGATGAGAAGGTGGCTACTCTAGTTCAACACGTTCGTGATTGTGGTGGAAGCTGCGATCCTGAGTTTGTTGACAGTGTGATGGGCAAGCGTGGGTCTAGTAAGCCTGCTCCTGTCAAGACTGAAACGGTTGAGGATCCGTTTGCTGATGGCGTTCCTACGGGAATTGATACCAAGAGCGAGCCAGTTACTGCTGCTGAAACACCTAAGGCGAAAGCCGAAGTCAAGGCAGAAGTTAAGGCAGAAGTTAAGGCAGAAGTTAAGGCAGAAGTTAAGGCAGAAGTAAAGCCTGAGACCAAGCCGGAACCTGCTAAGGCAGCTCCAGAGCCTGCTAAGCCCGCCGAAACACAGCCAGTGGCTGAAAATACGGCGGATGCTTCGAGTCAGTTCGACGACATCTTTGGTTAACTAATTTGTCCTAGGTGGTTGGGTTCTTTTTCGATCTCCTTCCTTTCAGCTTAGCCACCTAGGACCCTTTTTCCATGGACACATTTACTGAAACCTCATACCTAATTCCTGCAGGTGATGGCAGTGGCCGCCTGATAGGGATTAATATTGAGGAGATAGTCAAGGCCGAAGTCAGGCTACAGGAAGTAGCCACAGTCAATATCCATAATGCTGCGGAGCTACTTACGGCATTTAATAGAGCTTGGTTAGAGCTGCAGCATTTAGTAACAGTCCTTACAAAAGAAAAGCTGTTTGCGGACAACGCCCTTACTAGAGCCAGGGCCGAAGCGTTGCTGGACTGCACAGCGGACTTCTTAAAGGCCAAGGGCCATACAAAGCCGTCCGCAGACCTGAGGAATGCTTTGGTGGATACAGACGACAGAGTTACCAAGGGCAAGGATAGGCTGGATGAGATTCGAGTGATGCTCATGTACCTGTCAGGCAAGCAGGAAGCGTTTAAGGAAGGCTTTAGCAGTGTAAAGAAGCTGGTCGCGGCTGGACAGTTACCTTTAAGCCATCCTGGCGATGGGAATAGACCCCAGCCGTTTGCAGCGCCTAAAAGAAGTTTAGAACCAAAACAAAAAATGTCAGACGACCCATTTGATTTACCAGAAGGATACAAGTAGAAACTTCGACCATCTTGCATCCGTCAGTCTATCCTTGCAAGATAACAATTGCGATAGCTACGTAGTTGGGGCTGACGGACGCTGGGTGGTCGACTTAACAACGTTACACAATTAGAGGAATCACACAGTGGCAAATAAATTCGCAGCGAAATTACGACGACTTGAAGGGGCAATTACGGACCGTTGGGATCCTTGGGCTCCCGAGAATTTGATTAGATCCAGCAGTCCAGGATTTAACTGGCTGTTTGGTAGGACTCATGGCATGCCTCGCGGGTTCAGCACTCTTCTGTGGGGTGTTAGAAAATCGTGTAAGTCAGTTTTGTTTTATGATATGGCGGGAAATACAATGCGCGAGAACCCCAATGCCATTGTCATCAAGTTTGATACAGAGTTTCGCGATCTTGGTCAGCTTGACGAGGAAATGGCTCGGGGGTACGGAATCGATCTCGACCGCTTTATTGTCTATCAGGTGAATCGCCCCGAACAGATCTTCGACCGGATGAAGAACGAGGTTCGAGAGTTGATTGAGGAGGGTGCCGACATTCCTCTTATTGGTATTGACTCAATTTCCGACATCCTAGGGCGTCGTGAAGCTGACCAGGAGTCCGTTTCGCAGCATCAAATCGGAGACCACGCTGTTACCATGGGTGTTGGGCTCAAAAGTATCATAGAGACGCAAAGGAAGAAGCGGATTGCTCTGGTTATGATTGCCCACGCACGGGATGAAATGGATCCGTGGGAGATCAAGCGTGGCAACAAGAAGAAGCCGGCCGCCGCTAATGCTGTTTTGCACCACTGTGAGTTCGCTATCAATACCGAAAAAAACCTTACGGCAAGTGGCAAGGTGGACGCCCTAGACCGCAAGTTTGTTGACGAAAGTCGCAAAGACATGATTGGAGATGGTCAACAAACGGCACAAAAAATACATGTATGGCTAACGGACTCGACTATGTCTCCAAAAGGTCGCATGAGTGAATTTACGTTCGCAGGCGGCAAGGGGATCGTCAACCAACACGAGGAAGTGTTCCGCCTTGGCTTGAGCTGGGGGATTATTGGGCGCCCATCTAAAGGTCAGTATGTTATAGGAGATTCCAAGTTCACGGGGAAGCCCAACGTTCTAGAGGCTCTGTCCAAAGACAAGAACCTACAACAGGTAATTCTGAATAAGCTGCTGGAGATGGAAAAGACTCAGAATTTCATGAGTCTGGAACCCGTAGCAGATACGATTGACGAGGACTAATCCTTCGGGGCGTATTTATTCCCCTTCTTCCAGTTATCAACCGCCCATAGTGGCTGTAAGTTAGACCAATGAAAGCACTCTCTTTGTTGGGCGGTGTCTGACATATCAAAGGAATCTACGGGTCTTATGTGATCTATGTGCCACTTCCCGTAGTTTTCCTTTGTCATTCCTGGTTGGAACTTAGATTCTAGGTGTGCCCATAAAAACTCAACGGAGCAGCCTAAAAGCTCACGGGTTCCGGCTCCCTTACCATGAGTCTTTAGGGCAATAGCAATTCTTCTCCTCATATTGAAAATGAGCTTGAATTCCGGATCTGTCTTAAGTCTATTTTGTTCGTATAGTCTTCGCCACACGCGACGCTCTTCCTTGTGGGAAGCTTGATATCCTCTAATTTGTGCGATTATTGCTGTACGATTCTTGTGGTAGCGCTCTAGGTTCTTCTTTTGGATTTTTTCTTTGTTGTTCCTGTAATATTCCGGTTTCTTTCTGCAGCCATTGCATTGATTCCTTCGAACACCGTTTCTTTCCTTTCGGACCGCAAACGTATCTAGAGGTAAAAGTTGTTTGCATTTTGTACATTCTTTCTGTATAGAAGAGTCTTCCATACCTAAAAGATTGATGTCCTTCCTTCGACCCCGTAATTATTTCCGAGGTGATTTAAATGAGTAGAGAACAAGTGTTAGCGTGTAGTACATACAACGACAAAGAAATCAAAGGTTTCTTTGGTGGTTATCGGTGGTTGAGCAACTACCACATCTGCGATGTTCAGTATGAGGGGGACATCTTCCCTTCATCCGAGAACGCCTTCCAGGCCGCAAAGGCCCTATGGTGCGACCGCAGCCTGTTCTTCAAGTGCTCACCTAATGAGGCCAAGGCCTTTGGTAAGCAAGTAAAAATCCCCGACATCCACGGCTGGGACAGCCGAAAATTGTCGGTCATGAAAACCATTCTTCTAGACAAGTTCACAAGGAACCTAGATCTCAAGGAAATGCTTCTTGAGACCAAGGGCAAGTACCTAGAAGAGACCAACTGGTGGGGCGACAAGTTCTGGGGTGTTTGCAACAACATTGGCCAAAACCAGCTGGGCCAGCTGTTGATGGCCATAAGAGACGAAGAACTCAGTAAGTAGTCCGTGCGTTCGTGGGTAACGATGGAAAAGCTAGAAACGATAGAGCGAATCAAGCTCGCGCTGTCCGACCTGGGGTTCAAATGTGATCGAATCGTTGACTCCGAAGACGGCGATACGTCGTTTTATTTCTTCGGTAAAGATCACTCTCGGTTCGCTAGCTTGACCTGCGACGAAGATGGTGGTGTGGTTTTGCTGGTTGCAGACCGAAAACTAGACATTTCGGAAGCGCACGGGGTTAGGGCCGACCTGCACTCGGGAATTAGATTAGCAATCTGCAAGGCGAAAGGGTTTGCTGAAGAGCTATGACGTATGGTTTGGATTCGTCTCCTCAATTTGGAGTATCTCAGTCAGGAAATCGCTAATGGACCCCATCCGCCTTTCCAAGTACATCAAGGACAG